TCGGAAAGAGGTCAATCATACTAGGGTTTTCTAAAATCTTGTCAGTTTCAGTTACTACTGCTTCCCCTAGGGAACTTAAAATATTATTATCTAAATCAGAACGTTGTCTAGCCATTACATTAATTCATCTAATTGTGCTTGAATTTGATTGTTTTGAGCCATTTCAGGCTGTCCACCCATCATGTTAGGATCATTTAACATTTCAGGATTTTTTAATGCTTGGTCTGCCATTAAAACTTCTTCTAAAGTCAAACCAAACTCACTTAAAAATTGATTTATTTCTTCATCTGACATGCCAGCAGCTTTCATTTCTGCGATCATATTGATGAGTTCGCCCATAGCTGCTTTTGCCTCATCCATATCTTGACTTGATAAAGTTTCTAATTCTTCGTTCATACCCATTCCTGGATTCATCATGTTTTCCATATCTTTACTCCGTAGTGAGTAGGCCCAAACAAATCTAGAGGAGAAGAGTTTAGGAAAAGTCTGAGCCTACTACTTATGCCATACATGAGCATAATATAACCCAAAAAGAAGAATTGTTAAAATGATTGTTATTGTTTGTGTGTATTATTGTGCTTGTACCTACCTTTGTGTATATATACCATTTTGGGGTGCCGACCCAGAGAGCTGCCGACCTGCATCATTTTTCCCGACCAATAAGAGTCCCAAAAAAAAAGAGCCAAGCATTTCTGCTTGACTCTTCCAACTAGGGAGAATTGTTCTAGCTGTCTAAATCATTCTCCAATCTAGGATTTTGGACTTGCCCATTAACAATGGTGTTGCCCTCTCTCCTTATGCTGTCCTCAGTCATGCGAACAACTCGTTCCATATCGATAGTATCGAACTCTCCGTTCACAATATAAGGTGTGCCATTTATTACTAAGCTAAAAGCTTGATACTCAACGAAATTACATTCGGCACCATTCTCTAACTCTACTTTTATTAATAGTTTTTTAACTCTCATAATGTCTCCTTAATTGATTAGTTAATAAGGTAAGCTTACCACGAGTAGATACTAAAAGTAAAATTTATTTAATAGGCACAAAGACAGGAGGAACTAAATAGTCCTCACACAAAACCAACTCATCTGCAAAGGTAATTTTATCTCTATACCAATTTAATGACATTTCGGGAGTCATGCTTTCTCCTTCAGTATCAGTACCAAGTATTAAGCCATTCCCGAATAGATGATGTTTGTCCAAGTGATCAAAAACAAACATATAATTCTCCCTAGTTAATAAACCCTCGTCATCAACATAAATCAAATCATTAGTACCTCTTACCCGAACTGCATCAAAAGCACTTACTCGCTTAACATCTGTATGTAAATACTTATAGATGTCTTTGTAATCCATATCACTTCTAATATCTATTGGAAAAACGCCCTTTAAATTACTATCAATAATATATCCTTTCATTACTTATCCTCCTCTTTTTTAAAAGCTAAAAGTCTTATTTGTTCTTCCAAAATAGTAAAACTGTCATGCACAAATTTTTCCATTTTTGAAACAGGCAAATCTAATTGTTTTAAATGCCTACACATATAACTTCTTCTATATTGAGATACAGTAGTTCTTTTTTGATTTATTTTTTCTTCTAGTTTTTTTATTTTGTTTTCAAGTGGTTTTATTTCTTTTGCATAATCACTTTGAATTTTTTGCAACTCTCTATAATCATTTAAAAGTAAATATTTCTTTTCATCATTTAATGACAATAAAGATTGAAATACTTTTTCTACTTCCCATTCTCTTATATAAACCATAATGTCCTCCTTTAATTGTTTATAAGCACACAATAACAAATAGATTACTTAATGTAAACCCTCAAAGCAAAAATAATTTAAATAAGTCTGGCCTGTCTTTTCAAACCCCAATCCCCAAATTTACCCACAGGATCCTAAAAAAAATATTGTGTTTATATTGTGGACATACCCCAGCTCCCCTGTAAATCCCGTACAAAAGAAAACCCGACACCCGACTGCCGACTTACCTTCGCCCATAAAGAGAAACCCCTAGCCGAGACTAGAGGTTTCAATTTGGGACATTATGACCAAGAATAGCAAAAGCTATTATTGACCAAGTTAGTATAGCTACTTTCTACTTTTTGTCAATACCCCTCTGGATCATATCAGTCAGGTGTTTTCTAGTATCTGCATACTGTTCTTCCATTCCAATCTCTTGCATGAACTCAAACAGTTGAGCCGACACATCTACCCAACCTTCTTTGCACACATACTTCTCGTAGTAGCAATCAAGACAGACATGAAAGTCATTCGTATTCCAAGCTGGACACAAGTATAAATCTGTGTCAAAATCTCCAATCCTTAAAACATAATCAGCATTTGGCATCTCCACATCTACTTCTGTTCCGACACCACCTGCACAATTTACATGTAAAACTTTATCGCATTCATCACAATACACTTTTGTCGTCATTACACACCCCAAGTTTTATTTTCAAAGTCGTAATCTTTAAGAACGAATGAGCAGAGATAACCCCACTCTTGCTCATAAAGACTGCTCTCATCACTTTCATTGAAGTCGCCATAGCTATCTGACTTACACCAATATCCTCCGTACACACCACCATCTAAAAGCTGTTGATCCAGGAAGAAGTTATAGTCCATAAAGCCATAGCTATTGATAGTTGCAAACATTTCAAATGTCCCCTGTTTAAGTTCTAGCTTAAAATTGTATTCAGGCAAACCGTCAACAATATAGTCTTGATACTCCTCACTCATATTATTCTCCATTTAAGTTTTATTTATTATAACCTGGTTATTACTAAAAGTAAACTTAGAGAGAACTAGCACAACAACTTGCCTGGATCATAAATTTGTGATTATTTGTGTATATATATCCTTCAGGCAAAAAGAAAGGACAACCCCTAAGAGTTGCCCGACCTCCGACTCCGACTAAAGAAATCTTTTTTTATTGAAATCGTATGTTTTTAAAATATCGCAAACAATCCATTCCCACCAATACGACTCGCTACTATCTGCAACCGAAATCATAAGACAGCCACAATCTAAATGCTTTTGGTCTAAGAAGAAATCGTAGTCAATATCCCCATCAGAGTTGATGTGTCCGAACATTTCAAATGTGCCTTGCTTAAGTCCAATCTTCATATCAAACTCGTGATGGTTTATTCTATCTAGGTATTCCGACATACTAAGCTCCAAAATTATCTACAAGAATTCTGATATATTTGTAAACATGCTCTTGCAGTTCTTCTGTTGGAATGTCGTTAGGATTTTCAACATTATAATGTTCAGCATAATGTTTCTCTTCAACCTCTCCAACTATATAGCTAATACCTGCTACGGCATCTTTTATCTCTTTATTTTGAATTACTGTCTTAACTCCAAAGTAATAACCAACATCATATTCTTTATCATCAGTTTCTGATTTAAGAACAACATCTATAAGCTCGTCAGTCAAATTAGCTTTAGCATCTTTTAATAGTTTCATAATGTTTCTCCGTAAAGATTTTATTATAACAGTAAATATACTATTTGTAAACAAAACAAAAACATATCCAAACCCACTTCCTCTCCTGGCATACCTGGCTGGTTGTTTTTGTGTGTTTATATTCAGATCCAAATAAGAGAGGGCAGTCCGAAAACTGCCCCCGATTGCTCCGACTCCGACTAGCTTAGTAAGTAATCAACCAACACTACTAGAGCTATTAAGGTCAGTAAAACTATTTCCATTTCCATCATCATGAAAGACCTATAGTTTTACCCACGCACATTTCTTCAAAGTGGTCTTTTATATGCTCGTAGTCATATATCGGCAGAGCTACTTTATCCGTACCCCAATACCCCTGGACCTCTTGACTCCAAGTATCAATCCATATAACTGGACCACCACCTGCAACCATCAGGATACAGTCTTGAAACTCGCCATCTATACCAACAATATATTTTTCATCATATACTTCAAGATAGTTGTCATCTTCTGGATCATGAAATTGATAGTTAGGAATGTTTTCTTGAATGTCTTTACACATCTCGTAAAGTCTTTCGTCTGTTGAACTTTTTAAATCAGCCATTCAATCTCCTCCTAGCTCTCGCCTTTTTATTTTTAATATGAACTTTTGCTTGGCGTAGAGAATTAAACTCTAGACCATCTATAGATACTATAGATATACGGTAATGCCCGTACTTATTTTCTTTCCATACATATTTAAGTTTCTCACTCATATCTTTTTCTCCGTTAATTAGTGAACTTAAATAATATCTACTTGGCTACTAATTGTCAACTATTGTTTTTACCCCTGGAGAACACGCAGAACAAGATCTACCTGGCTGGAGGAGCTTGTGATCTTTATTGTGTACTTTAGATTTTTTTTAAAACAAAAAAAGGGGAGCAAAAGCTCCCCCCGACTGCTCCCGACTTTATTCTTCTGTAGTTTTTTCGGGTTTCCAATCTTCAGGATAAGGTTTTTTACAAGCATCAAAAAATTTGTATTGGTCAAAATTTGGATTTTCTTTTTCAAAAGCAATCGATAGAGTGACCATAATATCAACGGGATGTATTTTTCTTTCTTCAAGAGTTTCGCCATATCCGTCATCAACTCGCACCCATTCGGTATTATCTTTGATCGCTTTAGCTATTAGTTCGTAATCTTTTTTAGTCATAATGTCTCCCTTTTGTTTAAGTTATGAGTGTATTATGTCAGACAGTTTACTATTTGTCAACTATTTATTTAGATTAATTTTACATAAAGTAAACAATTCTTATAACTTTTAGTTATACTATTTGTAAACCAAAAATCATCCTGGCAGGTTTGAGATCCAAGAAAAGATCCCCTGGCCTGAAGGATCAGTTGTGTTAAACTTATGTGTATATACTCCAAAAACTTTACCCGACAATTCCTAAACCGACTCCCGACATGTGAGCCGACTTTGTTGATCCTATTCAGTTAGGAAAAACTGCTTTTTTTTACAGTAAGCGATCAAAAGAGAGGGGTAATGCGATTTCCTTTTCTGATTACAACGATTAGATATTATGTGAGCCGACTTTGTTGATCCTATTCAGTTAGGAAAAACTGCTTTTTTTTACAGTAAGCGATCAAAAGAGAGGGGTAATGCGATTTCCTTTTCTGATAGCAACGACTGAATATTTTTTATTATTTTTTATAGATACTTATTGTAATCTCTTGATTAGTGTCTATAATATACAAATAGTAATCAATTATTTAAAAGGAGAATTAAACTAATGAGTGGCAAAACGATATTAAAACCTGAAGATTATCTTGAATTGGTTGATGAATTTTCAGCTAGTGTAATGATAAAAAAATTTAACACACCAACGGTAAATGGACTGACTGAGTTTGACGAACTTATTTCTGATCAAGACGGAATTAGTCATTTCACTACAGAAGGACAAATAATTTTTGACGAAATAGTTTGGGAAGTAGAAAACTTTCTTAAACAAAAATTCAATATAGTGAGGGAGGACTAATGAATAAAAATGCAAAAAAACTTATTTCAAAAATAGGATTAAAGGAATACACAATTATTGTGAATTTGGTTGACGATCTAGGTTGGGATTATCAATCAATGACTACAAGTGGGAGAAAAACTTACAAAAAGTTATGCCTTAAACTTGGTTGGGAATTCGAGTGGAATGACGAGGAGTTAGGATAATGAGCAGTAATAAAAGCTTATTAAGAAAAGAAATCAGATCAATAATACAAATTATTGATACTAGAAATTTATCAGACGAACAAACCGAAAAACAATATGACGATTGGTGGTGTGGCGAAATAGACGAATGTTATTTAACCAACAAAATGTTTGATTGTTGTGAAGATATTATGTCGTCTGACGAATGGGACAAAGCAAGAACTTATTGGGATAGAGCAACGCCTGATGAAACTCTTGATTACATTGAAGATTTTATTAACAAACAAGAATAGGAGGAGATATGTTCAATATAGTTGAAGTAATAAGGAAAAGAGGAAACCAAGTCGATACATCTTATGTGGTGGTTGATGTTGAAACTAGAAAAACCGTAGCTGATTTTAACCACAAGTACCAAGCAGAAATGTTTATTACTAGAAAAACAGACTACAGAGCAGTAGAGGAGAACTAATGACAGAAAATTTAATATATGTAAATTTTGCAATTTTAGACGGTGGGAATGAGCATCGAGAAACAGATTATTTCCACATGAGTTATAAAGATTATGAGAATGGGATCATAACTGATAAAGACATACTCATTGATTTTTTTGGACTTGAAGATGAGCAAATTGAAGAAAACTTTGAAGATGAGCATACATACGATTGGAATGGTGTTTTATACATGGTTAAACGAGTCCAATCTATAACTAGAGAAGAACTAGATATTGTTGAGAGGTTTTGCAAATGAAAGATCAAAAAACTTTTTATATTAGAGTTAGGGCAGATTATGTTGGCTATTACAAAGTATTAGCAGATGATTTATTACAAGCCGAAGGTAAAGCAGAACTTCTTTTAGATCAAGATATGAACGATAGATTATATCCTGCTATAGATGTAGAAGAATTTGATCCAAAAGATCATTTGCCTTACAACACAAGCGAAGAAGAAGATTGGGATTTAGCAGAGAAATGGACTTCCGAAGATATGCAAGAAAATCCCGATAAGTACCAAAGCATTCAATCAGATAACCAAGATATTTTTTTACAAGAGGAGGAACAATGAAACTATATTTAATTTATTTTTATGACAGTTATGGCGATAGAGATTTAGTTGCTATCACAGATAACCCTGACGAGTGGTTAAAAGAAAATAATAAACAAAGGGATGGCTATGGACTCGTGTCTGAAAAAATTACAGACTTTCAAATAATAGAACACAATGTAGAAATTTTTAACAAGGAGAACTTATGAGTGAGCCAACAATTAATGATCTTAAAGAGATAGCAAAAGAGTTAAATGATATTTATGGATTTATAGAAGATAAGCATGGAGAGTATTTTTGTGAAAATAGCTTAACCAATGTAGTTGTTTTAAAAGGGTATATGCCTGACTGTCCTGCTTGGAGTGGCGATATAGCTTTGGTTGTTCATGGTATGTCATGTTGCAAAGATATTCTTTACAGGATTGAAGGCAAGTGGAAATGGGTGGAAAGCATGAATGAGGGAACTTACGAACACGATAAAGAATTAATTTAAAGGAGAAAGCATGAGTAAACTTAAATTTAAAATTAGATATACAGACACTATGGACTCTTATTTGCTTGAACATGTTTTTGATAGTGAAAAGGAGGCACAGCATTTTATAGATACTTCTGAAGAATGCAGTCCTTATCCTAGTAATTTTTTTGAAGTGGAGGACGCATAATGGAAATACCTAAACTAAACCAAGAACTAAGTAATACCCTTTACCAATATATGAAGAAGGAACACTTAGACCTAGAAAATGAATTAAGTGATGATGAATGGGAAGATTTTCTTGATGATTACCAAGATTGTTTTGCAGAAAAATGTAGCGAACTTGCTAATGATTTATTTGGAGAGTTTTTAATTGATAAGGAGGAAGTATGAGAGTACACGAACTAATAAAAAGATTAAAAGAATGCAATCCAAAAGCCATAGTCGATATTCAAGTGCAAGATAAACTTGTTGTGTGCGATTGGGAAAATGATAAACCTGTATTTGCAGATGAATGGCTTGAGATTGATGATGTGCAACAAGACGATAACAAAGAATTTGTTTCAATAATTACTTAGAGGAGTAGATATGAGAACTTACAAAGAACATGGAGATATAGATCAAGAAATTTGGTGTAATTTTGAACAAGAAATAGGTCAAGATAAACAGACTAGATACTTTGTCGAATGGGATATTACTGAAGATATAGACCAAGTAATTAAAAATAAACTAAAAGACGAGTTGCAAATTGACGAAGATAATTATTTCACTATGGATTGTATGGAAGGTTTTTGTACTTCTGATCGCAAAGAAGCTTTAAAATTTTATTCGGATTTATCATCAATAATTGATGAACAATTAAACTTGTGGAAGGAAGGTCGCATGACTGATTACGAAAAAATTGAATGGGTACATAGTCAAATATCTGAACTAAGAGATGGAGTCGAGGTTGATTTAGAAACTATGCAATATTTTATAGAGGACATAAGAGAAATATTTATTAAAAAAGAGGAGATCTCATGAGTATAGAGCTTACACACAAAAGAACAAGCAAGGAACTAGAAACAGCTTTAGCAGTTGTTAAATGTCTAATTGGAGTTGCTAATAATCAAATTAAATCAGAGCCAAAAGAAGAAAGGTGGCAAGAAGAATTAGATAACTTATTAGAAGTAAAATTTTTAATAGAATGTTCAGAAGATTTTTATTACAAAGATTAATGCAGAACTTAAAACTTAAACAAGTACAAGACGCTATAGAGTATCTGAGAACGATACAAAGCGATCTCAATCCAAGAAAAGCCAAGTTAGGTAATAAACCAATAGTTTGGATTTCGGTGGATAATCAAGCAGATTTCAGTTTACTTTCTCAAGCTTTAAAGAGCATGAGGAATGTAAAATGGATTGGTATAGTATTAGAAACAGAGGAGGTAATATGAAACCATATATGTTCATTACACATAATGAAGGTGTCAATGAAAATGCGATCTTTGGATCAAGTTTAATTGGCTATTTAAAATGTTCTTATCAAGAGTTAATCGACTCTTTTGGAGAGCCAATGAAGATAGATTTATCTACTTCAGACGGTAAGACAGATGTCGAATGGGATATTGAATTCCAAGACGGCACATACTTACATATTTATAATTGGAAGAATGGCAAGAACTATCTAGGAGATGACGGATTAGAAGTTGATCAGATTACCGAATGGAATGTCGGTGGACACTCTAAAAAAGACTTAGATAAACTGCAAATGGTTTTCCAAGTTAATAAAATCAAAGCACTCATTAGTCATTAATGGTGTTTTGGGAAATAGTGCTGGTTGCATTAATCGGAATAGTTGTCTTAATTGATTACTATTTTGGTTAGACAAGAGGTGTAATTAGCAGTTAAAATATAACCGAAGTAGAGTGATACTTGTCTTTTTCTCCCCTTTTATTGCTCTACTTCACTTTCTAGATCACTCACATCATCATTTTCTAAAGCGTTATCTTGAATAACTTGTGCTATCTTGAATAACTTGTGCCTCTATTGTCTGACCAAGCAGCGTTTCTAAGCGGCCCTCGACTTCTTCTCTACTCATTTGGTCAATTTTTCCGAACATAACTTCCTTACGGTCAACAATAAGTCCCCCGACTCTAAGCAAACTATTCTGAGCTGAGATTGCTGCATTAAAGGATCCAGCTTCCAAAGCTTTATCCCGAATGTCGTACAAATCTTGAACTGCCCGATCATAATTAAGCTCGTACTTCTTCTTAACTTCATTCATCAGGTAATTGTATTCGGATCTAATTAAAGGATTGCTCATGAGCTTGTTTGCGGCCTGTCGTGGATCTTTATAACCTGCCTTCGCAGCCGACTCGATCAGAGATAGTCTAGGATTATTTACAGCAGTCCAAATGAATATTCTTTGTCTGCGATTGAGTTTCTTGTCTAGGTTGCAAGTTTCGATAGGAGGAGTATCTTTTTCAGCAAGTAGATTGCCTTCGTAAGTTGTATCATGTTTCTTTTGATAATCTGCCATGATTTTTTTAGCGTATTCTAATACGACCTCCTCCCACCATTCTCCCAATAGTGTGTAGCAAGGGTACACTCCCGACTGTTTAGTTGTCAAGAACTTTAGAGTATTAAGGGGTATTTTCTTATTATTCTTATGACAAAAATGAAAAAAATAAAATATTAATGAAAGCCTTATAAATAAAGGGTTTGCGTTGTCATAAACACCATGACAAAAACCCGACAATATTAATTTTCAGGATCTAATTCAAAATCAGCAGTAAAATATATACCTTCTTCCCCTATGTAATTATCAGGTAAATGAGCATCTAAAGTTTCATTAACCAGGCGTACTGTTTCTTGTTCCGACTGTGTGATCTGCATTATCTTTTGCAAAGCATAAGAAAGCATACAAAGGCTAGTCATAAGTTCCGACTCTCCTCTTATGCAATGATTATCTACTATGCTATCGCATTTGCTTATAAGTTCTTGAGTAGTAGGCGGCCCTAATTTTTCAGTAAAATTTATAACTTCGTAAGCCATAACAGATTATATACATACTTAACGACTATAGGAAAGGGCGGAGAGATTTCTAGCCAGGCTCTCTCCGAAACCTTAGCCGTTAATTTGGGAGAATGACATGAACGGCACTAGAACTAAGAGGAGCAACTTAAAAAATCTCCCCTTAATTACGAATAGTGGACATATTATACTAATTGTGTATATAATACAAGCAGAGGTAAGAGTTTATGAAAAGAGAAGAAGAGGATTTAATTCATCAGTTAGCTATGGCTGAGTTTGACTTAGCAAGAACTAAAGAATGGATTAAGGAAATTAAACAAAAATTAAAAGAGGAGGAGCAACATGCAAAGTCTGCCTGAAATACTAGAGCCACATAAAAATTATGTTTTGAATGAAGCATATTATTTCCCAAAGCTAACCAATAGCTTTTATCACAACAGTCCAGGCGTAAGTTCGTCAACCATAAGAAAGTTTATGGATAGCCAAGTACATGCTTTATATCAAGAGATAGAGGACTCTCCAGCTCTAAGGTTTGGGACAGCAGCCCACGCCCTTATAGTTGAAGGTCAAGAGGCTTTTGATAAGGATATAGCAGTTATTGTCGGATCTCCTTATACAAGTGCCAATAAGTCGTTAAAAGCAGACTATGAGCAAAGAGGTTATACCGTCATTAATAATCAACAAAAAGAAGATATTTTTGCCATGCAAGATGCACTTATTCCTGAGGCAAGTAAGTACCTCAATCCAAATGAGCTTGATTATCCTTCTATATTTGAAAGTCCATATGAGTCGTCATTTTATTGGTATGAAGGAGAAACACTTTGCAAGTTAAGATCTGATGTTATTAGACACCCAATAGGTCAGCCGTATTCCGAAAAGAATATAATTATTGTTGATTACAAAACTACAATGGATTGTTCGCCTAAAGGATTTCTAAGCTCTGTTCGTAAGTACGGCTATGATTTACAAGCGTCTTGGTACAAAAGAGGGTATGAAAAGGCAGGATTTAAGGTAGAAGGGTTTTACTTTGTCGCACAAGAAAAAAAGAAACCTTATGCTAGTAAAATCTTCAAAATGTCTGAAAAAGATTTAGTAGCTGGGTGGATAGCATTAGAAGGCACTTTAGGGCTATATAGAGATGTTATGAAGGGCGAAGAGCCTATGATCTACAATTCTCCTAATCTTGTAGAAATTAAGCTCAGAGAGGACAACGACAGAGAGATTTGATGAGAGAAGATAAGTGGGCTATAGCTTTGGGGATTTGCATCTTGATAGGGCTACTGATTATGTCTTGGAATATAGCAGTCGGTATTGTTAGTTTATGAAACTTACTGCAAAAGATTACATAATACTTTTCTTAGCAGGATCTTTAATATTTTTGTTAGCAAATATAGATGTTTGGATTGTATTTGGAGAAGTATATGACTAACACAAAAATAAAATATGCAGGTAAATTAACAGATCAAACTTTGTTAAGATTACAAAAACATGTTAAAAAAAGGAGAAAAAATGATCGCTTATTACAGAATTGAAGGGGAAGTTATATTAGGTTTTGACGGCAAAGATGATTGCATTTATCGGATGTATATAGCAGATCCAGTAGCAAGATCTAAACACATACTTAATATTAAAGATGACCTTAGAGGTTAGACACGATTATCAAGCTGAAGTTCAGCAAGGAGATAAGTTAAAAATTATTCAGGCATCTGACTGTGTTTCTTTTGAACATGCTTTCAATAAGGTAAAAGCTTTATCGCCTGATTGTTTCATTAAAAAGATTACTAATAAAGCTACAAAATCTTTTACTATTTATTATACTAGGACAGATGGGGATTAGAGTTCTAAGTTTGTTTGATGGAATGAGTTGTGGTCAGTTAGCTCTAAAAAGACTTGGTATTGAGGTAGATACTTATTATGCAAGTGAAATAGACAAGTTTGCAATTCAAGTAGCCCAAGCTAATTTTCCCGACACAATCCAAGTTGGAGATGTTTGTAATTTAGATCCAAAAGATTTCAAAGATGTAGATTTAATACTTGCTGGTTCTCCTTGTCAGGGTTTTTCTTTTGCTGGCAAACAGTTGGCTTTTGACGATCCAAGGTCTGCACTATTTTTTGAGTTCATTAGGTTATTAAAAGAAATAAAGCCAAAATATTTTTTATTAGAAAATGTCAGAATGAAACAAGAGTTTCAAGATGTAATAACAAACCAGGTTTCTGTTTGCTATCCTGAGTTTCAAGGTGGCGATTTATTTGAAGGTAAGATAAAGCCCATTTTAATTAATTCAGCTCTTGTATCAGCTCAAAATAGACTGAGATTGTATTGGACTAACATACCAAACATAGAGCAGCCAATAGATAAAAATATTATTTTGGAAGATATTCTTATTAAAGAAAATACAGAAAGTTATGCTTTATCTGATCTTGCAAATAAAAGAGCAAAAGATAACCCAAGATCCAGAGCTTTTAAACCTGGCCAAGAAAAGAGTGGGGCTTTACTTGCAAATCAATACAAACAATCGACAGATAGCCTTTATGCTTTAAACAAAAAATACATATCTAAAAACTCCGTAGAAAAATATGTCGAAAATAAAAATGCTAAATTCAATGATCCTTATAATAAAAAAGAAATTAAAGGTAATAAATCCACTACGCTAAGAACAAATATCAGCAATGGAAACATGTGGGTAAATGAAAAAGCAACCACGCCTATGCAAGTTGGCGTAGCTGTTGACATAAATGGACACGACATACTAAAAAGAGTTTACTCACCAGAAGGCAAGTCGCCAACATTAAATACAATGGGAGGTGGTAATCGTGAGCCTAAAGTTTTATCAGGAGCTTGGAGAGCAAGGTCTTATGACGATAAAGGGCAAAGGGTAAAATGGAAAGACTCAAAGCCTGAGCAAATGCTAGAGCTAAGAAAAGATCAAAAAAGTAATTCAATAGGATCAGTACAAAAGGATAGTGTTGTAGTAGAAGATTTATCTTGGAGAAAACTTTTACCAATAGAATGTGAACGCCTTCAAACAGTTCCTGATAATTACACTAACCATGTATCAAACTCGCAAAGACTAAAAATGTTAGGCAACGGTTGGACTATAGATGTTATCGCACACATTTTAAAAAATATGGATCTAAAATGATATTACAAAAATTAAAAGATTATCTTGAAAATAAAGTAGCAAACAATGAAGTTGTATTGCCTGAGCACCTATTAGAACAAATACAAAATTGGGAAGATGAAGAAAAAGAAGAAAAATAAAAAAGCAGAGAAAGAATTTAATCAAGCTCTTTGGAACAATTTAAAAGAACAACACACAAAATCTGAAGCTGACGAGGCCCTATTAGAGTCTTTAAAAATTATAGAAGATTTTATAGATGAGGTTTCTTTTGCGTGGACAGATACGGGAAATAAAGAAAAACTAAAGAAAATAGAATATAAACTAGATAAAATAAATGTAGCTTTTCACATAATAAAAGCGAACTTAAGATAATGCAAAAAACAAAACATTTTCAAGAACACAAATCTGTTTGTGGATCTAGAGGAAAAAAAACAAGCCAGGGTATTCATAAAAATACTATGACTAGCACAATGAACAAGCATAAGAGGAGACAACAAAAATTAAAATATAGAGGGCAAGGAAGATGAAAGAACTAGATAAAGATGTTTATATAGAAAATTTAGAAAAAAAAGTTGATGAATTATCAAAAAAAAATAAAGAATTAGAGACTTACTTTTGTCAAATAGTGCCTAGTTACGAAGAAATCAAACAATCTTTTTCAGATTTAGTTTGGACTATGGACATGCAGCCAGAAAGAGCAGAGTTTCCTGCTATTATTAGAAAGTTATTAGATGATTCTGTTGGGGTGTTGGTGAAGGGAGAGCATATACAAGACTCCCCCTTCGATTTTATCAATCAAAAAGGAGGTGGACTTACTTCTGAATCTTCTGACGCAGACTCAGATGATTGAGGAAAGTCGTTCTTAAATTCATAAGACCTGACGACAGTTTTTGTCGTAGTACGAGTATTACCGTCATTATCTTTCCAATCTTCATCTACATTTCTGAGATTCATTAGTAATTCTTTACCAACATAAGCTGAAGCATCATCTGGGTACTTTTTAAACCCGACAGCTTTAGCTAATCTAGTAAACTTTTCAGTTGCAATCCTTCTAACATCTTCGGTTGGGTGCCAAAGACTAAAGTATTCAACATGATCTTTATACTTACCGTTATCTACTTGGAAAGTAATCTTCAAAGTATTATTACCTGATTTAGATTGGTACTTAACACTTTCAATTACCTTACAAGGATAAGTTCCTTCAGGTGCCACACTTGGGCCTATAGGCATTTCATCAATACTATCAATGAAATCTACGTCTGCAAAATCTACCATTATTACCCCGCTTTAGTTAAAGGTTCTTCTTGCGTGGTTTGTTTAACCCCTCCAAATCCTAACTTATCAATAAGCTTTGTAAGATTAGGTTCTTCAAATGGATTTAACTTACCACTTCTATCTTTAGCCACATGACCTTGACCAGTTTCAGTTTGCAACCATCTTCTTTTGATTACATTACCTTCTTCGTCTTGATCTTCAATTATTCTTAAAGATAAAACTTCGTCAAAGAAATATGTAACAGCTTGACCTAATTTAGTACCAACCATTTTTGGTTCATAATTAGGAATGCCGTCAGCAATAGTCCTTTCGCTTTTAGCTAAAAAGACCACATGCATCTTCAAATCTCTGTAAGCTCTCATAACATTGGTCATGCTTTCTTGTACATTACCGTATGCAGCTCTAGGATCTTTGTTTCTTGATTTTTCAAAATTAAGTAAGATTTCACTTATCTCAGATATTGAATCGAGACAAACGGTGTCGTACTTAATCTCACCAGATTCTAAAAGTCTATGAATTTCCATAACTTCAGCAGCTTCTTTAACTTCTAAAGCATCAACATTCTTAGAGTCTTTAATAGAAAGTAAACCAGCTTCAGCAGATATGACTAATGTCTTACCTGGAGCTGTTTCACATATAGTTGTTTTACCTGAACCAGCTTCGCCAAAGATAAGGATTTTAGCTCCTTGATCATCTACTAACTGACTAGGCGTAACAATTTTATTTTTTATGCTCACTCTTCACCTCTCTGTTTTAATTAATGAACTTGAAAGATTATAGACTATACTATACTATGTGTAAACATTTATTAAGAGGAGCAAAAAATGAATGAAATTTGGAAAGCTAATTACTATCACCGACAAAAAAAACTGTCGGATGAAGCACTAAAAAATCTAAAAAAATCTGGACATGAGCCAGAGTTTCAAAACAAAAAAGTAAAGCACTACTCACTTAAAGACTATATTGAGTTTTTAGGAGTTAAGGAGTCTGCATCAACTTTTGATTGTTCTGAAGCGTCTATTAAAGCTTGGCGTTATGGATATAGAAATCCATCTATAAAACAAGCTCATCAAATAATTAAAGCGACAGAGGGTAAGCTTACTTACGAATCTATATTTGGAAACATAAAAGATCTTCAATCTTAAATGTTTCAAATAAATTTATCAGAGGAGGACTCTCCTTATGAATTAGCTATGGCTTATTATGAAGAAGGTCTTAGTGTAATTCCTTTGCAGAGGAAAGATAAAAAGCCCCCTAAAAATTTAGGCTCTTGGGAAGAATACAAAACCAAAAGACCTGAAAGAGAAAAAGTTGAAGAGTGGTTTAAAGATAGAGATGATCTTGTCGTTGCTATAGTTTGTGGAAAATTTATTGTAGTAGATGCAGACACGCCTGAGGCTATGACTTGGGTAGAAGAAAATTTACCAGTAACTCCTTACAAAGTTATTACAGGTAAGGGTATGCACTTCTATTACAATAATCCACAAAACTTTACGACCTTTGCCACAAGAAGAACAAATGAAACGCCAATAGAAAGACTTATTGATATTAGAGGAGAAGGCGGATTAATTATTGCTCCTTACAATAGACATGCAAACGGTGCAATTTACAAACCTGTTTTTCTTGATGGATGGAGTGTTTATGATATTGGAGATTTACCTGATTTTACGGAAAAAGAATGGTACAAAATTACAGGTGTACCTAAAGAGTCAGGTGCCAAAGATAAAAATATAACTGTACCTTTCTCTCTTGATGGAGTTAATGAAGGATCAAGGAATGATCAGGCAGCAAGGATTGCAGGTTATATGATTTCTAAAAATGTAAACCTTAACTTTACAAAATTCTTTTTAAGATCGTGGAACACTAATAATAATCCGCCACTTACTATCAGAGAAATTGATCAAGTTGTTGATAGCGTGAAATCTACACATGACAGAAAAAATCAAAAAGCTCCTTTGTTTGTTCAAGCAGTTGATAATATAAAACCACCAAAAGATTTATATGATCCACCTGGATTATTAAAAGACATGTATAACTTTTGCGAAGATATTGCACAAGTACCACAACCTGAATTATCTATGGTCGCTGCTTTATCTTTGGCATCAGTATCTTGTGGCAGAGTTTATAGAACTAATATGAATAATTTTTCTAGTTTGTTTTTTATGTGTATTGCCAAGTCAGGACAAGGAAAAGAAAACATAAAAACATTTGTAGAAACCATACTAAACGAATCACAACATTCAAAGCTGATAGTAGGAGATGGCTATACTTCAAGTGGAGCTGTGCACTCAATACTTAGACAAAGACCAACACAAATTACCATTATGGATGAGTTTGGTAAAAGGTTGGAGTCAATAGGCGGACAACAAAATTTTAATAGAGAAGATGGACTTCAAACTTTAATGGAAGCTTGGGGTAGGTGTCATGGTACTTTAAGACCTGATAATTATTCTTTAATGAATGTTCCAGACCAATATAAAGACCAATTTATGAATCGACTTACACACAAGCCAAACATAACTCTAGTTGGTTTATCGGTGCCTAAAAACTTTTATAAAGCTCTCAACAGCGGAAGAATAGCAGACGGATTTCTTAACAGATTTTTAATTGTAGAATCAAAAGAACCAAGAAGAGTTGCACAACTTAAAAAGTTCAGAGATGCACCATTAAGAATTGTTAATTGGGTTAATTATGTAAGGCGACCTATAAATGATTTTTATGAAGTAGCTATTGACAATGCCGATATTGATTTGGAGCAAGTTGTACTAGACTTTGACCAAGACGCAGAATTAGTGCTGCAGGACTTTGCATCTGAGATTGTTAAAAGGCAAGATATACTTGAGAAAGATAACTTAGAGCCATTACTATCAAGATCTAGAGAAAAAGCCATGCGACTATCCCTTTCAGTTACTCTTGCGGAGAATCCCAAAGCAAAAAAGATTCCAGGGGACATTATGAAATGGTGTGTTGATTTTGTCAGATACTATGACTTGCTGTTTATAGAAGCTTGTAGAGATAGAGTTGCAAGTTCAGCAATAGAATCAAAAATAAAACAAGTGCTGTCTTTTATTAGGTCAAGAAATGGGGAGGGTATATCAAAAAGAGAAGTTGATAGACATGAACTGTTTAGAAGTATGAAGTCTTATGAAGTAAAAGAAATAATAGAAAGGCTTATGAATGCTAGAGAAATTCAAGAGGTAGAAGTCAAAGTGGGAGGAAAAGGAAGGCCAACTAAAAGATTAGTTGCTGTAGATCCAAACTTTTTTGAGGAGTAGCTATGAAAACACCAAGCTTAGAAACCAAAGATGATCAGAAACGGGAAGAACGAGTAGCAGGTTTTTTAGAAGGGCTGTGGGGAGTAACTTGCCATAAGTTGCCAACCAATTACAGCTTAGATTATTGGATAGAGTCTAAAAATAATTGTTTTTGGTGCGAAGTTAAATGTCGTTCTTTTCCTGCAACTAAGTATGAAACTTTTATTGTGTCTGCAAATAAACTTAGAAAAGGAGCTTCTTTTGCAAAAGGTACAAATGTCCCTTTTATTATTGTTTGGGCTATGAAAGATAGTGTTTGGTATCATCAATGGAATCCAGAACATGAGTATGACATTAGGATGAATCTTAAAGAAGATCCTAAATTTGAAGAAGATAATGAGCCTTATGTACACTTCCCAAAAGATATATGTAAATGTTTGTCAGATAAGCCATTAGGTTTGGACAGAGAGGAAATAGGGTTTTAGAATATGCTATATGAATATAGAGCAATACTACTTAGAGCTGTCTATTTTTGTTGCTTCAGTTATTTCAGGATTAGCCTTAAAGGATTGGTCAGTAAGTTTTATCAAAGGATTGAACTTTAAAATGAATCCACAATTTAAAGAAGGCGATAAAGTAAAACTTGATGGAGAGGAGGCTGTTGTAATAAAAATCGGCATGACTACTTCTGTCTTTGGCGTAACTGCTAAGGATGGCTATACTTGGAGATATGTTCCAAATCAAAGGATTGATTATTTAAAGTTAGAAAAAATAATTGATAAAGATTTACATGTTGATAGTACAGAGGAGAAAAAAGCTAAATTAGAAAAAATACTGCGAGGTGAAACAGATGATTGATAAATTTTTTAAACCAATAAGTGATTTAATTGGTAAGGCTATACCTGATAAAACTAAGCGTATGGAACTAGAAGCTAGTATCAAATCACAAATGATTGATTTGCAAAAAGCTCAAGCAGAAATTAATTTAGAACAAGCCAAACATCCTAGTATTTTTGTTTCGGGAAGCCGCCCTGCGATCCTCTGGATTTGTGCATTGGCCTTGATGTGGCAATACTTTTTAGCACCTTTGATGAATTGGATAGTAGTTATTTCAGGCTCATCAATACAGCCACCAGTTTTAAATACTGAAGGCTTAATGACTTTGACTTTATCTTTACTTGGTCTCGGTGGTTTAAGAACTGCTGAAAAATGGAAAGGTGTAGCTCGTAATAATATGGTAGAGGGGAATGTTAAAGACGCTTACAAATAAAGAAAGAGAAACTTTTGCAAAAGATTGTTTTAAGATTTTAAGTTTTAACATTCCAAACATTAAAACTTTAGATAATCTTTACGATCATTACAATACAAATTATCAAGTGATACACATGTGCAAAGATATATATCCAAAAGGATATGAAAACATGATGGAATTATTTAAAAAAAGAAAATTAGATTTGATTGTTAAATAACAGGTCTATTAGCCAATCTTTCTGCAAAATCCAATCTTTCAGGAGAAAGCGGATCTACGCTAACGGGCTCTACTTCAGGCAAAGGAGTGCTAGATTGTAAGTTTCTAATGTCTCTTTGGCTTTGCTCTCTTAAATTTCTTAAAGATTCTTCAAAAGATTTAACATCTGGATTTTGGTTTCGCATATCTTGCAACTCTTCTTGACCTCTTTCAATGCCACGTTCTGCTTGTTCTCTTCCTTCAGAAATAGCATCACCAACTAATCTTATGCCAAGTTGTCTAGCAGTCCTAATAAAGAACTGAATTGTTCTACCAATAGCTTTAGGATCTTTACTAGCTAATATATTTAAAATTCTAGGACTTGAAAAAGCTTGTCTCATAAGTGCTAATCCTGCAACAGTTGGCAACATACCTATGCTTAAAGCGTTTACTGCAATACCCGCAGCTACAAGAGTACCTGCTGACTTTTCTATAGTTAAACCATCTAAAGCTCTTTGTAATGCTCTAAAACCCATCAATGATTCTTTACCAAACATAGCCTCTAGTGTCGAATCTCCATAACTATCTAAAGTCCTTCTCAGTCTGTCAGGTTTAAATATATCTGTAATTTTTTCTTTGGATGGATCAAAAGAATCTTTTAGCAATTTAGATAAACTAGCTTGTTGTATTTCAATGAATGTTTCTGGATCTACAGTATCTTTAACTATCTGAATGTTAGCAGCACTATTTGGTTTGAATACTACATCTGCAATCTCGTCAGTTCCTGAAACATCTAATCTTTTTATAATAGAATTTTGCTCAAAAGCAATTCTTTCTTTTGCAGCGACAGATTTATTTTTCAAAGCATCCAAAAATTTTTGTGCAGTAGCAGTATCTCTAAGTCCGCCATCAGTTTCTACAATTTGGTTAATTAAATTTTCTAGCTCTATTGGTTGTTTGTTATACATGCTTGGAGTTATTCTTCTTAATTGAGTAACTGTGTCTAAAATATTTTTGTAGTTCGCCCCAAAGATAATTTCCATTTTCCCTTCTTTTGTCCTATCAAATTTTAATATCTCATCTGCAAATTTTTTGAAATCTAAAGACTTGCTTGTTTTGTCGTAAGACTCACGCCAAGCGTCATGTAAAACCTTTCTTTGTAATTGTGTTTTTATGTATTGCTCTCCGCCAAATTTTTCAAGTTTTTGTGCTAGAAGTTTTGGATCGTTTCCATAAGTTTTTCTCAAATAATCTTCATGATCTCTTATAGCTTTAAAAAAATCTTCAAAGGGTTTTGTGTCTTTAGATCCTGACAATATAAATTCATCATAAACGCTATTGATGTTGTAATTACCTTGTTGCGACTCACCAATTATTTGTTTTATTTTTAAAGAATCATAAGGAGCTAGTCTTTCTCTTGCTAACCTATTTGCTGACCTCAATTCTTCTACTGCTTTAGCAATTTCTCTAGATGCGGTTTTATCTAATCTTTTATTTATATAGCCTTTTACCTCTCCTTTTTTGGTAAACATCTTAACTAAACTGTTTGGATTTTCTAGAATATTTAATAAGCCAGGATTATGAATAACATCTTCTGGGTTATCTAATATCTTAATGATGTCGTCTAATAAAGAAGTATTTCTTCCGACATTTAAGCTATTTAATCTTTGTCCTTTCAAAGTAGATAAATCGTTTCTAATTCTTTGTAAGTTTTCACCAAATAAAAGTTGTTCTTTTTGTGCTCTACCTATTTCAGGAAATTTTGGATTTAAAGCTCTTGGATCTAAATCTTCCCAATACTTTAAAAACCCACCTTCATAATTCAAAGCTTCATCTATTCTTCTTTTTCTTATTAACAAGCCCTCTACAAAATTTGTTACTTCGTCTGAAGTATGATCATCAATTTCTCTTGGAGCTTTAATTGTTTGCTCTAAAGGATTTCTTCCGTATTTTTTACCGTAAGCTTGTGCTATTTTTCCAATGGATTCGGAAATATGTTCGTTTATAGATCTTGCTATACCTTCAAGCAATTCAGGATCATCTTTTCCTACTGCAAGAAGCATCTTATCAACATTAATATATTTTTTCTTCAACTGATCTTCTACTGCTTTGTGTGATTCCGAAAGGCTGTCTATTAAAATTTCTCCAATTTGCTTCCTATTTAAAGCACTACCAAAATCATCAGCAGAAGTTATACCTTCCATAAGTTCTTGTACAAGGCTGTTTACCTGTTTATTGGTTTGAATTTCTGCTGAACTTAATTTTTGTCTTGCGGCACTTAAAGCTCCTGTAATTTGTTCTCTAGTAGATTCTTTTACAAATTCTTCACCAGCAAAGTTTTCTCCGTTGATAAGTCTGTTTAGTCTGTCTATTTCTTCTCTTAGATAAGCTTTGGTACTTAGGACTCTTTTATTACCAAGAACTGTTTCTGAAACAGCTTGTAATCTACCTGCTATAACTCTATTCAAAGCTGATTGTGATGGTAAAGCTTTTACTTCATTTTTACCTACTTTACCCTGAGCTATAGCTTTTTTAATTTCTCTTTCTGTAGCCTCTCTACCAAAAGATTCATCTAGTTTCATAATGTCTAAAATAGATCTACCTTTTATGGCTTGTTGTTGAAATCTTAAATTATCAAAAGGAGCTTGTTTGCCTAACAGTAAAGAATAAAATTTAAAAAGACCTTCGCCAAGCCCTTGTCCAACAAAGCCTAAACCACCTTCATAAGCTAAAAGATTTCTTAGCTCATCTCTAGTTTGTGCTTGATAACCTTTATTAATTTCATAAGCCTCCTCAACACCTTTACCTGCAGCTCCACCTAATCCTGAAAGCAACATGTTAGACAAAGCAGGTCTGCCACCTAAAAGATTTGCTAAGACTTTGGCTACTCTTAACTGAGGAACTAAGGCTATTACACTACCAAATATAGGGCCTACTACGCCTGAAAAATCTGCAAGATCATATCTGTTAAAACCAAAAGTCCTTTCATCTATAACGGTATTTTGTTCTAGTTCCTGGCCATTTTTTAATTTTATAGTCCTGACTTGATCTGCAAGACCTAGCATTTTCATGCCTTCTGGTGTCAAAGCTAACTGTCCTGAAGAATCAACTGCGTATTCGTTACCTACATACTTACTAAGTATTTTTTCTCTCTCTACTTCGTTTTCTGCAAGTCCTAAATCAAATCTCAACTTTGCGTTTTTGACTCCGCTATCGTAATTAAAAAATATATTGTCAGCTTGTGGAGCTAAAGTTCTTTCTGCAATTATCGCTTTTACTTTAGCTCTTGCTTCATCAGGAGATTCAGCTTCGACTTGTAAAGATTCTGTGTCGGTTACATTTACATTATAAGTTGGCATGTCATTACAAATCTATATCAATAATATCAGTATCTAAAAGTCTCTTAGTATTTATTATAGCTTCAGTCAAAGCGTCATAATCTAAATTATATTTATCAAATTTAGGATCATAATAAGGCTCAGCTTGTGCTCTATATCTAGGATCTGCTTTCACCATAGCTAAGTTACTTCTTATGCTAACTTGGTAAGCTTTGCCACTTTCTTTAAAACCAGCCAAAGATTGAAGTAAAAGTTTTTTCAATTCTCCAGTAGAAGCAAAACCACTTCTTAAATCACCAAACACTTTAGTTATAATTTGCCTATCTCTATCTGAAATAGTTCTTCCTGATTCGCCTAAAACAGCTTGTAGGTTTTTTTGTCTTATAGTTTCAATAATAGTCGCAACTTGTACATACGGTGGCAATTTATCAAAATTCGTTACACCCATTCCCATCAAGTTTCTTACATCATCCACATACTTTGAAAACAATCCCCTAGCACCAGTAACTGTGTCTGGATTTTTTTCAACAATATCTATAGCTTTTTCTAAAAGTTTTACTGCTTGAATATTTCCTTCAAAGAAAGGTACTTCTTCTTGTATTTCAGCACCTACTTTCAAAAATTCAGATGGTTTTAATTCTATTCCACTAGTATCTTCGCCAGTTTGCTTTAATTGTTCTATAGCAAATTCACCTTCTAGTTTAGCTTCAGCAGCTCTTTTGCCTTCTTCACTTTCTACAAAGTCTGCTGTACCTAATGGTATTCCCATAAATGATCCAGTTCTTACCAACTGTTTACCTATACTGCCTAAGTAATCTTTGAATTTTTGACCACCAAAAGTTTCTGCAATAGCTAAATCTTTTATGTACTTTTGTTCATCAGCAAAAAACTTATCTTGTTGCTCTTTACTTACTACAAATTCAGTTTCGTCTATATCTTCTCTAATCCTATCTTCTCTTTCTTTTTTGGTCAAAGTAGATCTGTCCACTTTATCTAATTCAGCTTGTGCTTGACCCTCTTTTATTCTTCGTTCTAAGTCAGCTTGAGTATCTACATCAGAAGGAAGCTCATCCACACTATCTTGTGTTTCAATGGTGTTAGCTGCTATTTCTTCTGTAGGTAACTCTTCGGTTACATCAGATTCCATGTCTGTTTGACTAGGTTTATCTAAATCGTCAATTTCGCTTTGTAATTGAGCTGCTCTATACATTTCATCTAGCTCTTCAGGATTTTTCATACCTGAAAGTTGAGCTTCAACATAAGACATATCGCCTTCTCTCAAAGGAGATTTAAAAAAATCAAAAGGTACATATTCAGGAATCTCTCCTTTGGAAATTCTTTCCATTTGTTCCTCTTCTAATTTTTTCTTATATAAACCTCTAAGTTGAGGATTTTTTATAATTGCATCTATATTGCTACCAAAGAAATTAAGCATATCTTCTGCGGTTTGAAGTCCTCTTTCCTTAAACATCCTTCCCAAAAGATGTATATCTGCTGGTATATTACCTACACCTCCTATATAATCATCATAATTTATTGATGATTCTCTACCTCCCATAGCCTCTTGTAAAATACTTCTTACATTACTGCCTAGAGTTACTTTAGGATTATTTAACATTCCAAAAACATCTAAAGTAAAAATCGAATCACTATTTACAATGTTTTTTAATTTTTCGGGATTAATAGTTATAACTTCACCTGTAGATAAAATTATTTGATTGCTAGTGTCAGGTATATCTGGATTGACATTTTTGTCTAAAGTTAAACCGCTAATAATAGGATTAACCTCAAACTCTGGCTGATCAAAACCGCCAATATCTATCTCAGCAGAAGGTGGCGGAATATCTATTTGTGGCCTTACTCCACCTCCACTTTCTCCAATAACAGTAACATCAGGACTTTTTGTGGCCTTACTCCACCTCCACTTTCTCCAATAACAGTAACATCAGGACTTATAATTGAAGTTTGTCGAAACATTTCTCTATCTGTTATTGCCATTAGAAATATTGAGGAGCAGGATTATAATATCCATAAGGTTGTGTTTGCGAATTGTTTTGAGGATTATAAATAGAAATAGGTTGATTATTTTGCGGAACATTTTGAGCTTGTGGTTGGTTGTTTTGATTAGTAGGGTTTTGACCATAAACATTAGGCTCCATAGGCTGTCTAGGAAATGTATTTAAGTTAGGCATAAATTGAGAAAAAGTATTTAAAAAACTACCCAAACCTACTGCTGTAGGATTTGGTCTCCTGCCGTATTGTGAATCTACTGTAGCTGTAGATGGAGAATAATTTGGCAAAATTTGACTCAAGCCCTGCATAACAGCCAAAGGATCATTTCTTTGTAAAGTTGCCCTATTGAAAGCTGCTAAGTTTCTAGCGTCATCTAATTTTCTAGGAAGGTTACCTATACTCATAATATTTTGAATTCCTGCCTGAGATAATCTTTGAGTATCTCCCGCAAGATTTCTGAAGTCTCCAAATAAATTTCTTCTTGTGTTAATTTGATCTTGAACTCTTTGTAAAGAATCCTGATAGCCAGCTTGTCTCAAACCTGCAAGTTCTTTGGTCAAACCTCTGCTAAATTCTTCCATTCTGTCTTGTGCACCTAATCTTGCTCTTGAGCCAAAAGCAGATTCTCCGCCTGTTTGTAAATCTCTAAATCTTCTACGATTCTCAGACATATCAAAGCCTCTTATTGCATCCTCAGTAGCTTGATCAATTACTGCTTGTTGGTAAGGACTTTCAAATTGTCTGAAAGCAAAAGGATCTTGTAGATTTCTTATTGCACTTAATTGATCTTCACCTGAAGTTAGAAATCTTTCGTAACCACCAATACCACTTTTTAATCTATCTAATCCTGCTTGTTCTAAATCTGTTAGGTCTGTTATTTTTAACTCAGGAAGAGGTTCAGCAAATCTTTTTCTAGCAACTTGTTGCAGTTGGTTTATAAAACCAGGAGTTGTGCTTGTGCCAAAGTATAAACTTCGGGTATAAGGATCTCCTATAACGTCAGATACTTTTTGTCCAGGTGCAAGAGTGGGTATGCCGTAACTCATTATGCTTTACCTTCGTTGTATTTTTCAAAAGTTTTCATAAGGTTCATCATATTCTGTGCACCTTTTTTTCTACTTGGCTTACCGTTTGGTATTAGAGTTAGACTATCTTTTTCTTTAGTAATTTTATAACCGCCCATACCATTATTAGCAGAAGCAGTCATAACAAACTCACCATCAGATAACATAGCTGGTATGTCGTCAGAAGTTCCTGTTCCTGGTCCAATAGATTCTCCGCCATCTCTCATATCTAAAACTTCTCCGCCTTCAGCATAACCTGTCATTTCTCTTTCTTTTTCCGTCATATAGCCTTGTCTTACTTTATCTATAAATTCTTTGATTGGCTGAGTTCCATCATTAAAAATTTGTTGGGCTTCTGCCATAGTTTCTTCAAAATCTTTTTGAGCTCTAGCTGCAAGAGCTCCAACTTGTTCAGGATCTTGAGACATTTTATATAAACTATATAATGAAATAGCACTACCAAGAGCAGCACCATAAGGATTAAATCTTGCTGCCATACTAGCTATTGGAAATGCACCTCTTGCCGCTGCATATAAAGTGGATTGAGCTGGGGCTAATGCACCTCTTCCTGCTGCTGCTAAAGAACTTGGAGCTAATACACCTCTTGCTGGTGCTGCTAAAGAACCTGGAGCTAACCTTTTTTCTAAAACTTCTCCACCTCCAGAATACCCTATCATTTCTTTTTCTTTTTCCATTCTATAACCTTGTCTTACTTTATCTACAAATTCTTGAATAGGTTTAGTTCCATCATTAAAAAGTTCTTGAGCTTCTGCCATAACTTTTCCAAAATCTTGTTGAGCTCTAGCTGCAAGAACACCAATTTGTTCAGGACTTTGAGTTATTTGATATATGTCATACAAAGAAGAACCTACATCTTTAGCAACATCTTCAATACCCACACCATCTATAAATTTTGCATCAGGGCTATATGAAGGCAAAGCTCTTCTAAATTTAAATAAAGGGTTATTTTGTAAAGCCCTAACTGGCCCACCGTCAGAATAACCTTTAAATCCTAAATCAAAGCCCCCTTGACCATATACATCAGCCATTCTTAAATCTGGTCTAATGGTGTCTCTTACATCTTGTAAAGGATTGTCAGCTTCTTTTTTTGCTGCGTAATAACTTAATGCTCCTGCTGGAACAGCAACTCCAGCGGCATTTTTCATTTGTTGGTCGTAAAATTGTTTCATGAGATTTTCATTATAAAGATCGTACTCACGATTCATTGCGTCTGGATCATTAGGATCGCTTACTTGTTGACCATAAGCATTACTAACCATTCTTAATAATGGATTACTTGATCTACCCATTCTGCCTAATGCAAGAGTTTTTAAAGGATTAGAATCTCCTGATATTGCACTTTTTGCTAATGTCATAAGAGGGCTTTGACTTGATCCAAGTAAACTTGATATCTCCTAAAAGACTACTAAAACCTCCTGTACCGCTTCCTCCTCCTAAAAGACTACTAAAACCTCCTGTACCGCTTCCTCCTCCTAAAAGACTACTAAAACCGCCTTTACCTGCAAATAAACTTTTAATACCACCACTACCTAATCCTAATTTAGCAGGAACGGCTTTTAAAGCAGCACCTAATCCACCAGCCCCTTTAATAGCAGAAGCTGTAAGTCCTAATTTTCCTAAAGCAGCACTAGCACCAAATCCTCCAAGAGCTCCCATAATTCCACCTTTCAAACCTTTACCTGAGGCTAAACCACCTAGACCTCCAATTAAAGCTGCAGATAATCCTCCTGTAAAAGGAGCTGCTATTATTCCTGCATAAGGTGCTAATTTTTTAAATAATTTACTTTTGACTACTTTTTTTACTAATCCTGTTTGAAATTTAACTACTTTTTTTACTGGTTTTATTATTTTTTTTACAAGTTTTTTTAAAAAAAACTCTGGCAATCCTGAATTAGGGTTGATACCCATAGAGCTACCCACAATATAATTAGCAGGGTTAATGCCCTGATTTAACATGTCTCTGAATATTTGCCTTCTCGTAGCTAAAGAAATAGCTAATGGTGGAACAATCATTTCCCCATCAGCAACGTGTGCTATTCTGTTATCTTCGTATCTTCCTAAACTTGCAAGACCAGTTATTTGTTCATTCATCTTGTTATTTTATTATAAGCAATAGTGGGGCTACAACTCTATTTTAATACCACCACTAAGTTTTACGTCTATTTTTAACGTACCTACTGAGCCAAGCAGTACAAAACCAGAACTTTTTACAGTTGTTTTCAACGTACCTACTGAGCCAAGCAGTTCAAAACCAGCACTTTTTACAGTTGGTTCTGTTAACTGAACAAATCTGTTGCCTAAATAAGCTTGTAAAGAGCCAACAGTTGTATTCCATATTACATCACCTTCTTGAAAATCTAAAGTATTTAATTCAGTTTGTGTGAAGTGTGGTGTCCTATCAGGATCAAAGCTACCTACATTTAACTCAAGTATTCTTACTAATCTATTATAAAGTTGTGGAGAAACTTCTGTTGTAGCAAAAGGCAAAGCTGTTTTTAATAATCTGGACATTATCTTCTGCCATCAGGCTGTATGTCTAATCTAGTATCTCCTAATCTCCATCCAACTCCATCATTTCCTGAATCACCATCATTTGATTTAATTTTAAAAACCACTTGCCTCCCTCTGCCTCTTATATGGGATTGTTTTGTAGTTGGGCTGATAGTTGAAGTTGCTACAGAAGAAAGACTGTCGCCAGGAAAGTTTCTAACCTTAGTTTCTATATTTACATTAGTTGAACTATCGCTTGTAAGAAACTTGACATCAGGTACTAGCCTTTTTAAAAAAGAAAAGTTTTCTCCATCTTGTATATCTAAATCACCAGACTCAATAAATACATTTTGCATTTCACTACCATCATCATTAAACCCAACTTCGTGCTGATATAAGTAATTATTAGCAGTAGCTTGTGGATAAGATACAACTCCTGTATCTAACCAACATGTTCTAGTAAGCTGCCCATAATACCAAACTGCTTCTTGGTAGTTGTAAATAACATACCTATCGTTTTCTTGAGAGGAGCTACTAGGATAGAACCAACCTATTTCAGAATGTTGTTTATTAGTAAAAGCAAAAGTCTTGTATGCTTGTGCTGTATTAAAATCTGAAAAAACATAATTTTTTACGGTACAAGGTAATTCGCTAACTGCTCCTTTATAAACATAAAAAGCATCTTTACCCATAAAATAAACACCCTCTGGGCCATTTACACAAGCGTTAGGGCCTATTAATCCAGCAGCTTCATCAATTAGATTAATAGCAAAAACCAAAGGCGGCCCTATATTTGTCATACTGTAAATTGAAGTATCAGTAAAAATAACAACTTCTTGTCTAGCTTTTATCCCACCAACAATCTGAGAACCTGACGAAAGTCTTACACTACCTGCGGTATTTGTTGTTCTTGGCTCAAAATCTAACAAATCTTCTGAAGAAGAAAAGGCAACTAACATAGGATCTAAAGCACCTGTACGAACTCCTGAACTTATAGGATCTGCTCCTAAAACTATTAAGTGTCTATTCGTTTCAGAAGTTAAAACTTTAATACATTTAGTTGGAACTAAATTTGCTCCAGTAATTGAACTTAATTCAACAGCTCTTGTGTTTGTACCAGAAGATTCATCCCATCTAAAAATACCTCCTCCTCTAACGCCCATAACTAAATCTTCTCCGTAGTTATCTTGCGACCAAATTCTTAATTGGTTTGAAGCAGAAAGAGGACTAGATGATCCCCAACCACCTGCACTCCAAGCACCAGAACCCCAACCAGTACCTTCTACAAAAACATCCAAGCCTGTTATAATTTGGTATTCAGCATTTGCACTTCCGCTAGTGTTGTCACTTGAATTAGCTGTTACAGCGTTGCCACTTGTATCAACTGCATTTATAAAATATTCATTACCGTTTGCAGTTGAAATAGACTGTATTTGATACTCTTGATTTAAAACTGCTGCGGTTATGTTTCCACCCAAGGTACTTGCACCACTATAAGTTACAAAATCTCCAGGGTTAGCACCATGTCCAGCATCAGTTACTTTTATCGAACTAGAACCATTAGTTGTTTTGGTAAAGGTTATACTTCCTGATACAGTTTTTCTTATAGGTGTAATATCGTGAAAAGAAGATCCTGATTGTATATAAAATTTTAAATGCGTTCCTATCCCTAAATATCTAGCACCATCAAGAGCAATCCAATTAAATAGAGAACGTGCAGTACCTTTGAAGGTAGAAGTTACTAATTTAGCCCAACCACCAAATTTTTCAGGTAATCCCATTCTAAATCTAACTAAATTACAATCAAACCAACCCCCTTCATTAGAATAAGAAGTTCCTTCTCTATTTATACCAGGTTTGAATTTATACTTAATTAAAGCCATTTTTTATTTTATCAAGAGCATCATACAAACTTTCTTTAGAATTTATGTTTTTCATAAGAAAGTCTTTAAAAGTTATTTTTGTTCTTTTGCCATCCTTAAAAATTTTAAATACTATTGTATTGTATTCCAAACAATAAAAAGCATAAAGGTCAACCATACCTTTTTTATAATCTCTAAGCTTTGTATTAGCCCCTCTACGCATGTCAAAACACCAATTTACTCTTTTGTGAGTTTTATGACACATTTTCTTTTTAGAACAAGTTTTTACTTGGCATTTGTACATAATGTCATTTATTTCAAATATTATGTCAGCGTGACTACCATGTGGTAAGACATGAACGGTATCGCTTTCTAAACTTAAAAAACTAGCGACTGCGTATTCGCCTGATCTTCCAATCCGTTCTGTTTGGCGAGTCATATTCAAAAAGGGTATTCATCAGACTCCATCATTTCTGAAAGCCTTACAGCTCTTTGACCAACTTGGCCAGCCCATCTGCTGTTCAACATTTCTTCTGCGGCTTTAGTAAAATTTTTGTTTTTAATATGCTCAAGTGTCTTTTCAAATTTAAACAATCTGTTCCCCATATTAAAATACATATCAATTAAAACAGTTTTTCTTACTTCTGATAGTTCTGAAAAAAAATCTAATTTATTTTGTAAAACAACTACAGATTTATTTACATCATTTTTGAGTAAATACTCTGCTTCCTCTTCCGTAATACCTCCGCCTAGTTTTTTATCAATAAGTCTGCCAAACCCAATAGTTTTGTAGCCTTCACTACAATCATAACAATGGCTTACAAAGCCTTCGTGAAGCTTTAACAGATTTAAAAGTTCTTGCATTTAAAAAAAGATAAATTTTGTTAGAAATCCTGTAATTCCCAAAAATATAGTAAGAGAAAAGATTAAACTGTTTCTAATCAGTTTGTTTAAAGACATTATGCCATTTTCAATATTTTCCAATCTTCTCCAATTTTCTCGCCAACGCTGTTCACAAGCAGCTTCATGTGCTGAAAGCCTTTTGTCAACTTCGTTTACTGTAGATCTTGACATTAAAAATAATCCTTTAAACTATTCCAATAGTCTTTAGTTTTATTGTTTACATATCTATTTATATCAGGTCTTACAGCTTTTAATAAAGCTTTTGCAATAATTAAAGATAGACCTATCCAAATAATAATTTCCATAATACCTCCTAATATATCATGCTATTACTAAAGTTTGATAGCTTGTCCCTTGAAGAGCATTAGTTCTAGGAGAGCCAAGTAATAAGTTATTAGAAGCGGAGGATTGGTCAGCATTTAATATCCAACTCCAAATTGTAACTCCTGTTTGCGATTGAGTATAAGAATAACTTGCAGAAGCTCTTGTAAATACATAAGGATTGCTATAATTACTGTAAGGATGATATAAAGAAATAGAAGTCCAACCAGAGTTAAAAACAGGCTTATCTATTACAAAACTATAAGTATTATTAGGATTAAACATACCAAGAACGTATGGAGTGCTATAACAGTAAAAAGCTTCCACTCCTACATTCATCCAAGTTTCAGAACCATTTAACCAAGCTCCTTTTGTGCCACCTCCAGAGCTTCCTGAAGAACCATAGCTACTAGCAACAAACCCGTTATACCTTGTAGTTATTTGGCTATTAACTATGTAAGTTGTTTGATAATTTTCGTTAATAGTTAAAGTTCCATTTAAACTTGGAGAGCCAGTTAAGCTTATTCTTGGATCATTAGAAGCTCCATGAAAATCTCCAAAATCTATTGCAGTTCCTTGAGTGTTATTTATAGTTTTGCCAGGAGCTTCATATAAATTTCTTATGTCTTGGTCGTTTATAGAACAAGCCGTTGTGGTTGTACCACCTGCTTCTTGATGTATTTGGTCAAGAGTTATTAAACCGCTAGTCGCTAGAGACATTTTTTAATTCTTCTACTTGTTTGCTTAAATCTTTTACCGCTTCAATTAACAAACCAACAGTATTTGCATACTTCATAGTTTTTACTACACCTAAATCTTTATCTTGATGTTCATCTACTAGCTCTGGAATTACTTTTTCTACTTCGTTAGCTACAACTCCAATTTCTTTTGTATTGTCGGACTTACGAGTAAAATGTACACCTCTTAATTTTTTTACTTTTTCTAAGGCATTTTCAATTTGGTAAATATCTTCTTTGAGTGCTAAATCAGAATAAGCAGAAACATTACCTGTAGCTACAAAATTACCGCTAGTGTCAATAGTAGCCATGTTAGCATTTGAAGCATTCCTAAAAATATGACTGCCATCTGCTTTGTAATAAGTTTCACCACTATTGGCAAAATAAAATCTTTCATCACCTTCACTTGAAGTTGCATAAGTATCAACAGTATTACTTAATTTTGCATTTATTTGAGTTTGTGCGTTAGATGAAAGTGTATTGATATATTGAAACTCTGTACTTGTTACTGAACCATCTGCTATTTTAGTAGCATCTATTGCAGCACCTGATTTAATATTGGCATCTTCCACATTAGTTAAGCTATTACCCGTTGCGTCTGCATCAAAAGTTTTATTGGTAAAAGTTGTTGTTGAAGATGCAGTAACACCAAAATCTCCACCATTTAATTTAGCATTAGCACCTAAATCAATTTTATCAAACATATCATAAACTACAGCACCTGAACCACCTCCGTCTAAAATACATGCTTTTGTAAGACCATTACCAACAGTTACATTTGCACCTGATCCTTGAGATATATTTATAGATTGAGATCCTGTAGTGGCATTCTCAATAAAAATTACTTTAGACAGCGTATTTGGAGCTATTGTTAAAGTTCTAGTTGCAGACAAACTGCCTGAAGATGTAACTTTTAAATAAAAAGCTCTAGCTTTATCTGAAGCTCCATCAGCTATTGTTGCAGTTACATCTGCATCTGAACTAAAAGTTGCCTCTGTTTGATAAGAAAAAGCCTCTGCAATCAGACTTAAATTTGTATTTGTTGTAGTACCCCAAGAACCAATTTGTTCTCCTGTACCCATTTCCTCCAATCTTAAATCGTTTTCGTATGAACTAGCCATTTTTAACCTCTGTTAAATTATAATTAAATTATTGTTTTTAAGCTACTTCTTCCCAAGAAGGCGTTTCTGAATCATTTACATCCGACCAACTAGGTGTTTGTGTGCTAGTAGTTTGACTAAAGTTGGAACTTTGATCTTCACTTGTACCTGACCAACTAGGTGTTTGAGTATTAGTAGTTTGATTAAAATTAGAGCTTTGACTTTGATTTACATCTGACCAAACTAATACTGTACCTACAGAACCAATAGATTGTACCCCAACAACAGAAATATTAGCTTTACCTATAAAAGTTGGTAATCCAAGTGAGCCAGTTGCAGTTAAACCTGATACAGATACTTTATTTGATGATTTTTGAGTAACTGTTCCTACAGAGCTTGTTGCAGCAACTCCGCTTAAAGAAACTGAAATACTTATAGAAGTACTAGGCGTTCCTAAAGATGTTGTGCCAATTTGGCTTGATAAATTTGTATTTGCAAAACCTTTTTGAGTTGTAGATCCTACATTTGCAGTAGCTACTAAAGTAGTTGGAGTAACATTAGATTTAGATATAGTAGCAACGCTACCTAAAGCAGATTCTCCTTCATCAGCCAAAGGTATTGAAACATTTGCTTTTGCCGTAATGCTTACACTTACAGAGCCAACATTTGCTGAAACACTTGGTAAAACTGCAACAACACTTCCATTTACACCTACACTACTTACTGCACTTGTTATTGATTGACCGCTTGGAGTTACATTTGCTTCAGCATCTGTTGAAATAGTGCCTAATGAACTTGTTGATGAATTTCCGCTTATAGAAGTTATAGCTTTAGCAATAGATGTAATTGAACCTAAAGCTGATGTACCAACTTGAGAACTAGGAGTTACATTTGCTTTTGCTATAAAAGTAAAAGAGCCAACAGCACTTGTGCCAGCTTGACCAGTTAAACTTACACTTACACTTCCGTCAACCCCTCCAAGAGCTGCGAAAGGAGTTTCTGCAAATGCACTATTACCAAACATAATTAATTATAAAATTTTTTTCTAAATTCCTTGCGTAATTTTTTTTCTTCTTCTACTTTTTTGTAGAATTTTTTGTCTATTTTTTTTGTGTCTAACTTTATAGCCATTCGCCTTGGTCTGTAGGATAACGAATATAGCCTTTTACCTGTTTAATTTCTAAAGTTTTTTTATCATAAACTAAGCCGTATATCCAAATAAAATCATCTTCTCTGTTTTCAGGAACAGGAAAATTTAAATTTTTTTCTTTACAAAATTCTTTCATAATATCTTTAGTGGTTGTAAAGAAAACGTCATACTCATCTGCTTCTGTACCATCTTCATTAAAAATTTTTGCAAAAAAGAAAGTTGATGGTGCATAAACAGGAACTTCAGGTCTTGGTATAAAAGTGTTAGGGTGCTTTTGATAATTACTTGTATGTTCCGTATCTGCTATAACCAACTTAAATTGCTTTTTACCTGTTACTGTATTGTATTTTATAGCGTTCCATTCTTTGTATGTGTAGCCCACATCAGGAACTTTAAAAGCATTCAATGTTTCTGTCGGAACATCTGTAAAAACATTGTACCAACTATATGTTTTTACATTCGTGTATGGTGGTCTTAAAGGTGCATCATCATGTTCTTGATAAGTACCAATAATATTAAATCTATTGCCCTTCCATTCTTGGTCTTTGCCAAATACTTTTTCTACTTCTTCTATTAACTTATCAGATTGCCATAGTCCTATATTGTAATCAGTTCTTACTAATTTTTTGTTTACATAAACTTCATCATAAGTGTTGGTGCTTTTTGGCACAGCCATATTATTTTCAATGTTATAAGTATCTGTTTCTTTAGGTGGTATTAAAGTAGAAAGAGCTAAAAATTCTTGATAGGTATTTGCTTCCCACAATTTTTGATAATACTCGACATCTTTAGTTTCTACATAAGTGTCATCACCTTCTTCAGTAAGAATTATTCCGCTATCTGTTTTGTTCCATTCATAACGCAAATTTTGTTTTGTAATTGGATCTTGTACCCATAAAGATATTCTATTAAAGGGTTTGTCTTTTTCATCAACGTCAGGATTTATCCCTATATTTCCAAATTCTTCTGTATATTTTGCTAGTTTTATTTTGCTCATGGGTTTCTACTAAAAACAATAGAACAAGAGTTACCTGGAGCAGTAAAAGGAGTTTGAGCAGAAGTATTATCGTCTGCAACAGTTTGATTTATTGCCCATTGCCATTGACTTCTATCTCCAGAAGCACCTGTATAAGTAGCATCACTTCTGTTGTAAACATTACTGTTTATAGTAACTTTTTTAAATGCAGTATCATTATTCGCAACAAGTGCTGAAGAACTGTCAGTCGCAAACAACATTGTAGTTGCTTGAGACGTAGTGACTGTACTATTTCCAGATACGTTAAAAGTTTCTATAGTTTGTCCACCTAAAAAATCAGAGTCAGCGTAGTCATTCATAGAACCATAATTAGTACCGCTGGGTCTAAAAGTAGTGTTATATCCCTTATATCTTATATTTGACTCAGCATTATAATCACCTGCGGCAGTAAAAACATTTGTTGCACCAACAGTCATTGAGATACTCCAATCTTTTGCTTTGTCATAGTAGTCGTTCCAAGAAGCTGTAGCACCTGAGCTTTTGCCTGTTAATGCTCTTATATCGGAATCATTAATTGATACTGTAGATCCAGAAGAACCACCTACTTCAACGTGCATTTCATTTAAACTTATGGCACCTGAACTTGGAGTAGCCATTATTTACCTTCTAATTCTTTTACTCTAGCTGTAAGAGTTTCTATTTGTTCTTGTTGTTCTTTTATAGCTTCGACTAATAAACCTACTGTATTCCCGTAACGAACAGCTAAGTGTTTATCTTCATCATCTACATCAGAAGTTTCGTAAACTGCTTCTGGTAATACTTTTTCTAAATCTTGTGCTATTAAACCTGTGCTTTTCTTTCCATCTTTTTTGTAATTAAAAGTAATTCCTTTTAATTGTTTTACTTTATTAATAGCATCAGGAATAACTTCAATATTTTCTTTTAATCTTATATCTGATGTACTTCCAAAAGCTGTGATATTACCATTACAAATTAATGCTCCTGCATCTGACATATCAATTCTTAAAGCAATAATACCTGAGCCACCATCATTTCCTAAAAATACAAAATCGTTGTCTTGCCCTGTAACTGTTAAATTAAAGTTTGAAGAGCCACTTTCAATGTTTCCCCACTCATTGCCGTCATCATAAAACCTTATGTGTTCTCCACCAGCATCTAAAATAATATCTCCAGATACATCTAAAGTTAAATCTCCTGTTCTCGTAATCGAAGTACCTCCAATATCAACAGAACCATTAAATATAGCTCTTCCTGCATCAGACATATCAAAAGTAAGAGCATTTATTGTTGAGCCACCATCGTTTCCTCTTATTCTTAAATCAGCATCTGATACAGAAGAAAAAATATCAAAATAACCAGAATTGTCTAAAGTAAAAAGACCTATTTCTGTACCATTATCTTTAAGTGAAATACTTCCGCCATCAGCATCAAGAATAATATCCCCTGCAACATCAAGAGTCATATCTCCAGAAGCATTCTCAATGTTACCTGTAACTTTTACTCCGCCTGATACAGTTGCAAACTTTTCTGAGTTATCGTAATAAATTTGAGTTCCTGCACTTATTGTAGATTTTAAGTAGTTATGTCCTAGTGCACTTTGTATATCTACAGTATTTGTTCCTCTTAAAAATAAACCACCAGTTCCTTCATCAGCAATAATACTATTATTGCCGTCATGATAAATTTGTAAATCATCTCCTGCTCCTAATAAAATTTTACTACTATCCGCAAGGTTTATATCCGCAGAGCTATTAAGAAATACAGCTTTACTTGCAGGTAATGTACAAAATACATCTTTAGTTCCTGAAGAAAAATTAACTGCGGAATCAGAATTAGAACTGCTTATAACTGTAGTTCTAGCCAATGTATCGGGAGAGGCATCTGTAACTGTTCCTAAACCTACTTCAAATTCATCTGCTGATTGATGAGCAATCGTGTAATAGCAGGTATTAGAATTACCAATTCCAGCTACAAAAGATTCAAAGCCTGTTTCTGCTCCAGCTAAATTTACGGTGCCTGTGCCTGTAGTAGTAGTGGTTTCTTTTACCCTATCGTTAAGGACAAGAGCCATGCCCTCCTCCTAAGCTATTCTTATAATGGCTGTACTAGCTGCTGCCGCAGGAAAAACTATTGTAAAGTCTCCAGCAGTTGAAGTTTTATCTCCACCAAAATCAATAGTAGCTACTGACTTATTAGAATCAGAACTGTTATAGATCATACAACCTCTAGCTGTTATTGTTGCCGTACTAAATGTTAAATCTGAAAAATCAGTTATAGCAGTTGTGCCACTTATAGTTGGAGTTACATTAGTTAAAGTACCACCACCAGATGTGTAGTTAGTACCACTTGCTTGACCTGTTGTAGTAAAAGAAGTGGTAGTTGCCCCTAATGTAGCGGAACTTGTGTATAAAGCTAGTTTATAAGTATCTCCCGAACTATTGGTAAAATTGTGATTACCAAGCAGTAATTCTTTCTTAAAACTAGAGGTTAGTGTGGAAGTAATAGCCATGATTTACCTTTAATTTTATTTAATAATTTTTGCTAATTCGTTTTCTCCACTTTTAATTAAATCTTGTTTTAAAGTGGATTGATATGATTTTATAGCATTTTTTATGTAAATTAAACAAACTTTGTAAATTACATCTCTAAAAGCTTTAGCCTGTTCTTTTACATGAGGTTCATTATCTTCAGAATACCCAACTATTTTTTCTGTTAATCTTTCCGCCCAAAATTCAGGAGAATGACCTCCATTATTGGTGGTTTTAGTTTCGACCAAGCCAAGCTCAAAAGAAACCCCTGGCGTTATTTCATCTACCATTTTTTTGGCTCTCCAAGAACATTAGGATCATTTCTATCTACCATAACAGGTGTTCTTTCTGACCTAGTTATAGAAGATTCGTATTCACTTTTCTTTAAAACTTTTAATTTTTTTTCTTCGTCTAAGACAACAACCATAGGATCTTTTAGTCTGTGGTAACCATACAATTTATCCTGAGCATCTTCATTTGAATCTAATAAAGCAGAACTGTTAGCAACTTCTACCTGAATATCTTTGTGCATACACTTATCTAACCAAAATTCACAACATCCTCTACCAGCTTCTGCAAAGTGCAAATTACCTTTATAACTAAAATCAATACCAAACATTTTAAGATTTGCTATTTCATTCCAATAAGCAAAAGCTATTGCATAAGCGACTGTATTATTTAAATAATAACAATGCGTATCTCTTACTAATTCTCTTATTGGGTACTCAACTACAGTTGGGCATCTTTCGTCTGTAATACAAGAATATATTGGCTTGTCATGTTTTTGTAAAAGTTTTCGCATAGTGTCGGTTTGACCTCCCGCATCATCACTATCTAAAAATCTTGATGGAGGATCCATCATAAAAACTCTATCGTGAAATATTACACTTGCAACAGAATTTATAGCCCAAACTTCGTCAAAGTGTATGCCATGTGATTTAGCTAAATTGTAGTCGTGCCAACTTCTTCCCATACCTACTATAGCTACGGTTTTGCCCTTTAGGGATTCTATCTTCTCCATTTTTACCTCCTCTAGGTTATTTGAGAACGCAAAGAATCAAAGCGATATTCATCTCTTCTTCCTCTGCCTTCAGCTCTATTTTTCAATCTTGATATTTCTTCTTGAAATCTTCTTTCGTATTGCTCTTGCAACTGAGCATCTCCTTTCATAAATAAATAAGCTTCAGATAAACAAGCAAATAACAAACCATTTCTAGCGTTTGTAGATAGCCAAGTACCTGTTGTGTTTGTAACAATGGAAGCTGGTTTATAAACATATTGCAACTCAACTGCGTAATTACTATCTGGTACAGGTGCTAATACTAAGGTTGAGCCATTATCAGATGCTGTAGATAATTCTTTATCGTAATCAGCATAATATAAAGGTTTTCCTCTAAGAGAAGCGTCTGTTGGATCAACAGAGTATTCTTGCATAAAAGATGAATGTTTTTTTTCTAAATATGTGTAATCTCCATTACTATCTTTTACAGCTAAGTAAGTAGATAAAACATAATCTGATGGTGCAGTTAAAAATCTATTACCTGTAGTTAAAACACCAGTTACATTTTTTTTGAAAAAATCAAATTGCACTAATTCAAAAATTCTTTCCTCTGCATTTTTAATAATGTCATTCAAAGTGCTTGTAAAGGTAGTTTCATCATTCTCTACATAATTTTGTATTAGGGTTTTCAATTCAGATAAAGTCATAATTAAATTATATCAAATTAAGGAGTATTTGCTTGACCTCCCATACCTGAGTGGTTAGTACAATAATAGTAAAGTGTAGGTGCTCCTACCGCAACTACTATTTGAGTATATGCTCCTGAACTTCCTGGTGTTCCATTTGTTGTAACTCCTGTAGTGTACTCTGTACCACTATTATGTGTGCCATCAGATGTTGTTGAAAATCTTAAAGGATGTCCTGCATTACTTGATTGAGATTGGTCAAATATGTAAGTGCTTCCCTCAGATAAAGTCAAAGTAGGAGTAACAAGACTATCTATAAAGTATTTGTTAGAACCTAGGTAAGAAGCAACTTCTACTAAGTAAGTGGCTACATTTGAATTAATAGTTACTGCTCCTGTTGAAGCTGTAGCTTCGTTAAGAGATATAGAAACATTAATTCCTATATTACCTGTTACTGAAACAGATCCTAAACTAGCTGTAGCTTCTTGAGAACTTAGGTTTTGAGATGTACCACTATCATTTTCTGTAACCGTTAAAGTTCCTAAAGATACATTTGTTTTAAAACCTACAAATGTTCTGCCTACTAAATCATTATTAGTTGAAACCCTACCGTTTCCAACCTCCCTATCTGTATTAGGTCTAGCTTCATACAAAGCTTCTGGATCTATAACATTTCTCGTAGTTTCTAATTGAGGATGTTTTTCTTCATAACAAGAACGACAAGTTTTAGCACCATTCCATTCTTTTCTTAAATCTTTGTACTTATATCGAAACCCGCATCTATCACATAAAGCGTATGCAAATTTACCACTTGCATAAGCCATTAGACATTCCTTAAATAAGGCCTTAATCTAAAAGAAGCTTTATCTTCGTCTTGGTCAGCAGCTCTTCTAAATTCTTCTTCGTAGATTGCTTTTAGTTCTGCTGTTCTTTGCGGAGCTCTTTTTATACTTATATAGTAAGCAAGACCTGCTGCAAAACATGGATAAAATCTAAAAGGTAAATCCATTGTGTTTGTTGCAGTATCAGCATCATCCATTCTAACTAACTTATTAAAAACCAAAATGTCTGTAGAATTTTCTGGTGTAGGATAAACCTTTATTGCAGGTGTTGTTTGCTTGTCAAAAAAGAATTGATTAGGTCTAGCTTTTGTATCTTTGTTTGGAATATTTAAATACTCACTTCTACTTATTCTGCTCATATTAGTGTCTGTATTTACAGAATTAGTTGTTCTTCTAACAACCATATCTAAAATATCAATTACATTAGAATTTAAACTGTAGCTATTGGTTCCTTCTGTTACTGTTTGAGTAGTTTGCTCAATAGTCCATTGATTAAGACCTCTGTTAGCCCACTCAGCTAACATGATGTTAATAGACCTTTTTGCAGTTCTTAAATCATACCCAGTTCTGAGCTCTATACCGCATCTTTCAAAAGCCTCTTCTATAAACTCAGTTACATTTGGTTCAAAATTTGTGCTACCTGATAATGCCATTAATCTTCATATAAGTTATCAAAAGTTATTGCAGGATCTAAGTAACTTTCGTGTCCTTCAGCAGAATGTGTCCATTGTGAAGGTTTAAAGTCAGGAGCACCATCTCCTGTTACCCAAAGAGCAGGACTTGTAGCCCTTACTCTGTTGTTTGGTAAGGCTACTAAGTTACCTTTCCATTTACAATCTTCTGTTATATATAATACATGAGATTGTTTATGTTGTGCACTATCGTCAGCAATATCGGAGTCAGTATAATCAACAGTAAACAAATATCTTCCTTTAAAAAATTCGCCATCTAATTTACAAAGCCAAGGTGATGAGCTTACTCTATCCATAACTATTACTGAGTGGTTTCTAGATTCACAATCCCAAGGTTGTGCAATATGATCTTCCATTGGTTTAGGAAAATCATCCATAGGAATATCAGCCACTAAAGCCTGAATAGGCATTCTAGCCCACATAGCTCCGCCATGGATATTCGGCTCGTTGTTATCTTCACAATCTGACTCACAACCCGTAAAGACTACTTGAAAACTCAAAGACCTATCTGGAATAGTATTAACTGCAATAACTAAAGCATGTAAATACTCGTCATGGTATTTTTCGTGATTGTGAGTAAATTCCCTTCTTACCCAACATTTAAAATGTGGGACATTACTAAGTAAGTATGACATAAATGTAAGTTGTTTTTTAAACTAAAAAGTTATTTCTTTTTACTGTTTTTGTTTAAAGCTCCGCCCTTAGATTTTTTCATCATAGAACCCCCTTTTGATTTCTTCATTAAAGAACCGCCTTTGGATTTCTTTAATATAGATCCACCTTTTGATTTCTTCATCATAGCTCCGCCCTTGGACTTCTTCATTAAAGCTCCGCCTTTGGACATCTTTTTCACGCTATACCCTTTTGTTTTTTTAAAAGTCATTTTTACCTCAAGATATGCTTGTTACTTTTCTACGGTTATTCATTACTTGACCGCAACCTTTTGCAATAAATCCGCCATTTTTCATTTTTACTCTATTTTGTTGAGCCATAGCTTTTTCAATAGCCATACCTCTTTTCTTTTCGTAAGAAGAAAGTTTGCCGTCTTTATTTAAATCTGCTTTGCTTTTATCTTTTACCATTTCACCACCTGTTGATTTTTTTTGCCAATTAATTCTTTTTGGGCCAGTTTTCTTTTTGGCTGCTGAAGTACATTGAGCCATAGTTGGGCGACAAGCGGGATATGCTCTTTTTTCGCCTTTTTTACGACCACATGGTTTTCCTGTTTTACAGTCAACCCATCCTTTTCCGTCATTTTTTGCAAACCAATCTCTTAATGAATTTTTAGACATTACCTTAATCTTTCTTTCATAACTGCACCTTGACCTCTAACAGAAACTAAACCACCTGTTGATTTTTTAACTGGTTTTTTCTTTTTAGAATTGCCCCAATTTGCAGCTCCTACTTTTCTACATTTACTTAAAGCTCCACTTGCATAAGCAGAAGGCCAAACATCATATCTGGCTTTTACTTTGTGATAACAAGCGTCTTTTTTTGTTTTTTCACCCATATTAACAATCCCAATCTTTTCTAGCCCAATAGTTAGCACTACATCTATCTGTCGTGCCTTTCATTCCGCCACTTCTAGCACAATAAGATTTTTTTCTTGATTTTGTATTTTTGTGCATACCTAATTTGGCATCACCAAATGTAATTCTTTTTACTCTTTTGCTTTCGCTACTACATCCCATAACGAAAACAACTTTTCTTTTTTTGCCATAGCCAGGCTCTCCTTGACGGAGAGCTCTTGGACTATTCAAAGTTACTTTTTTGCCTTTATATTCAGCCATTATTCGTAGTCTTTTACTAATTCTAAAATAATAGAATAAGTATCTCCTGAACTATGTCCTACTGTAGTGAAATCAATATCACCAGTTTTACCAGATCCCGCATTGTTTGGAATACCAGTAAAAACGTCAGAGTAATATTCATCACCAGTAGAGTCAGAAGGTAAGCCTGTTATTAAAACATTAGTAGAAGCATCAAATTCAATATTGACACCCATACCTCTACAAGCCCACCATATTTTAGCTACTTTAACTGAAGTACATGTCTTGCCTTGACTACTACTAGCCAAAGCAGAGACATCTACTTTTTTTACAGCAGATTCACCAGTTCCATCTGAAACATTAGTGAATTTCATAATAGCAACTCTTTCACCATCTTGGATGGTTTGTGATGTTACTGTATCAGCCATAATTTACTCCTTATGCGTCAGCAAACATAGTTACTAGAGTTCCTGATCCTAAGACAATACCTTCAACGGCATACTTAGCAGAAGCAACTGCTGTAACTTTAATAATACTTCCAGCAATACCACCTTTGGTTGAACCATTCAGGGTAATTACATCATTAGATGCTCCTGAAATAAAAGTTTTACCTGTGCTGTTGTTTACACCTATGTATAAACCTCCAACAAATTTGTCAGTACCGTCTGTTTTAATATCTAAATCAGTAGCAGCAGTTTCAACAAAAAAGAAGAAAGAAGCTCCTAAATTATTAGCTTGGTTTGGATCTGTTGGATCTGAAGGACTTGTAGTAACAATACTTGGTAAAGTAAATTTACCGTCTGCATCATTACAAGTTAAAATTTTACCTGCATGTGCATCAACTGTTAGAGATGTATCAGCAGTTAAGCTTACTACTGATGTACTACCAGCAGTTATAAAACCAGAGATAGATTTAACTGGCCCTGAGAATGTTGATTTTGCCATAATTTCCTCCTTGGGAAATAAGTCTTATAGTCTTGGCTTGTCTGCTAGGTCAGTCTATAAAACAGTTAATTAATCCTAGATGAATTAATTTTATTACACGGCTTTGTCATGTTCAATAGGTAATTTTTCTGTAGCTTCTAAAACTGACTTATGTGCTTCATATAATTTTTCGTAAGCTTCTTTTGTTAAATTATTTTTACCATAAGTTTTTATTAAATCTTCGCCAATCATTTCTATTAAACATCTTGTCGTAACTAATCTTCCTCTTATATCTTCGCTTTTTTCTTTGTCGGTCATAATTTTAAATTGTTTCACTTGTCTAATTTCGTATTTTCTTGAGTTTCTAATATTAATTAATTTTTTTTCTAATTCAGTATAACTGCCCCAATCTCTAATTTCTGCGACAGTTCTCCCACAACCTTTGCATACATCGTCAAATGGTATTACAGAGGTGGTACATCTACCCACACAAGGGGTTTCAGATAAATTATTTGGTTCGTGTAACCACATTTTAAAAAAAGGGAGAGCCTAAGCCCTCCCTTCTTTATTCGTTATTAAGCTCCTTGAGAACCGTCAACACATCTCCAGTTAGAGAATCCAAATGAATATCTCTCTCTGGCTTTATATCTCATGTTTCCAGTATCAAAATCACCTTCTAATGCAGTTTGTAAAGGACTTCTAACAAACATTTTAAACCCGTCAGGAACATCTGTTTTCAAGAAGAATGCATCTGGATCTACAAGGTAGTGGTTTACCACATATCCTTGAGGAAGCATTCCTTGGTTTCTGATTGAGTTAATGTCGTTGTCTGAAGTAGCAACTCTACCAGGAGTATTTAAAAGACGATCCGCCACGAATTGTAATTGTGGTGGAATAATCAATTTAGTTCCTTGTAAAGCTATGTTCAAACCACGATCATCAGTTTGAGTTGAAACCCTTATCAAAGCATCTTCTAAAGATGTTTCGTTAAGGTCAGCAAAAGTTGTTGCTCTGTTAGCAGCAGTACCAGTGCTTAACGGGTGGTCAGTAGCGATTAACGGCTTACCATCTCCACCAGGAAAGCTAGTGCTAAATGCGTTGTTCAGAATATTTGCAGCTTTAATTTGTTTAGTATGAGCCATACTTCTAGCTAATGCTTTGGTATATCTCGAACCTAAACGGTCATACAAATTATCTTCAACTGCTTCTTCAGTTAATGCGAAAGCAAGAGCTACAGTTTCGTGTTCATAACGAGCTGTAAATCCTTCAGTTGCATTATCAAAAGCTACGCCAGCACCTTCTGCTTTAGTTGGGGCATTACCAAAACCAACAATCATTACTTCTTCTTCAAAAGCTCTATCAGAACTATTTTCTTCAAAGATTTCAGAATGTTCGTTGTCGTATCGGTTGTACTCCATACCAAAAAGTGCGTTTAGACCTGGCTCTAACTCTTTAGCTAATTGTGCTCTATTAATTGCCATGGTTATACCCCTGTAGTAGTTGAGTAGAAGTGTTCGTTAATTTTAACGACCACATTCACGTTAGCAGAACCTCTTTCGTCATTGTCAGGGTCTTTTGAGAACCCAACAATTCTGAAGTTTTCAGCAGCAGAAGTTGCTCCTGAATCTACTTCAGCTTTTGATTGGCCAGTAACAGTAGAACCAGCTGTATAAGCTAGATCTACGTTAGCACCAACCGCAGCTAACGCAAGAGAACCAGTACATTGTACTTCGTAAAGATTGTTTGGGTCATCTTCAACTAAAGCAGTAATTGTACTTGTAGATGTTTGTCCTGATGGATAGTGTGCTTTAAACACAACTTGTCCGTCAGTATCAACAAATTTACAACCCCTAAAAATTCCCAATATTGGTTGCTCACCCGCAGCATCACATACGAGTATTGAACCAGCAGCAGTCATTCTTACAGGGTCGCCTGAGAATATACTTCCAGTTGCACCAGAGGCTATTTCGTATTCTGTAGTTCCATTATTTTGGACACTTGAACCTAATCTGCCTACTAGCTTAAAACCGAAAGGTGCATCTTTATTTGCCATAATAAATACCTTTTAATTATGAAAGTTTAGTAAACAGCGATACTCCCATTTATCTTTTACCGCCACCAAAAGTAACGCTAGATGATCTTCTTGGCCTCTCTATTGGAGAACGATCATCAGATTCCTTCATTAAATCATTATCTATTGCTTGTTGCATAGTTTGCGACCTATCTGTGAAATAATTATTTCTTTCTTGTCGAGTTTCTAAAGGAATCTTAGCTAATAAAAGTCCACCTACACTAATAACTCCTGCATGTTTTCCATCCTGAATCGTTGGTAGTTCAAAATTTTGAATTTCCTCAGCCCTTACAAGTTCAAAGCCTTCTCTTAATCGAGACATAACATTTTTCTTGTCGGGTTGGTTAGCGATTTCAGCACGAATCCATCTGTATTCATAACCTTCAGGAGGTTCTGGAGTTTCTAGAGTTGATGGGCGTTGCCAAGGTTTGCGAGATTCAAGGGACTCTCGTGTGTCCGCAGAACGTGGAGCTCTGTTAAATTCTTGTTGGTTATCTGTTGTTTTCTTTGTCATGTTTTTACCTTTTAACAAATTTTGCGTACTCTTTAAGAGGTACGTTTAGTTTTTTAGCCATTTCTACCTCTGAAGGAGAAAGTCTAACCTGCTTTTTGTTAGAACCTTGAGAATCTGCTCTAGCAGCAGAAGCCACTCTTTGAGTAGCTTGTGGTGTTTGAGCAATCTCAGTTTCTACACCAAAATCATTTGGGAACTTAGTTCTCAATCTTTTATCTAATTCATTGTAATACTCATCAGTCTGACCGTCAAAACCTTCTTGAACTAAATCATCGTGTATTGTAAATGCAGCAAGAGTCCTAATTCTATCTTCGCCAAACCAATTATTCTTATCAGCCCAAGCTTCTGCTTTTACATCAGGCTGAGGTAATTGTTCTTGTTGTAAGTTTGGTTGTGGAATTATAGTTTCATTAGTAGGTTTTTCCCTAGCTGTCCTGATTCTATTTTCTTCAACTGCAATAGTAGATAAAACGCTTGTTGCTTTTGCAGCTTTTTCAAAATCTTGAGCCTCTTGAGCTTCAGCTAAAACTCTTGTAGCTTGTGCCTTTTGACTTTGAAGTCTTGTCTCTGCTTCTGCATAGTAATCTTGATTTATCTTTTCGCTTTTACCTCTAAGGCTATCGTATTCTGATTTCATGCTGTTAGCATAATTAAGTGCAGAATCTCTACCTCTTTCGGCTTCTCTAAGCTTTCTTGTAAGATTGTTTATTCTTTTCTGAACATTATCTGAATAATTTTCAAGCTCATCATCTGTTTCTGCTTTTACCTCTTCAGGCTGTTCATTTTCGACAGACTCTTCGTTTTGAATTTCAGTTTGTTCTTCCTCTATAACTTCAATTTCATCCACATTATCCGTAGATTCTTGCAAGTTTTCTTCTTGTATTAACTCAGACATATAAACCTCCTATACAGCAACTATATCATCAGGATCTTTAATAGTAGCTAAAACTTCATCATCATTTATAAGTCTGCATTCGGCTTCATCACCTAACTTAAAACGACAACCAGCGTATCTACCTATCAATACCCATTGTTTTTCATGGCACCAAGAGGTACCTCCAAATTTAGATTTATCTTTATAGCAAAGAGGCCCCATCTTAACTACATAAGCACATACAGAAGCCAAAGACTCTCTTTCTACATGCTGTTGTGTTAATAATATACCTCCATCAGACACACCTTTACCTTTGTAAGGTAAGACAAGAATCCTATAACCCGAAGGTTGTGGCATTCTTTCTAATAAAGATGTTTCTAATAAAGTTGGATCTAAAACTCTTTTGCTCTCTTCAATGTAAGCTTGGTCAGCTTCTGTTTCTTCAGGCTGTACTTCTTGTTGAGATTCTTCTATTTCTTTGGCTATGTGGTCAGGGACTACCACTTTGTTCTGGCTCTTCATACTCTTTTCCAAGCAGTTCTCTAAAAATACTTTCTGCGTCAACGAGAGAACTGTGTCGCCCACGCAAAAATTCATATTGAGACATGTCTTTTACCCCATTTAACATTTGGGTTTTGACATCCTCTTGTCGTTCTCTAAGAGATTTTAAATATTTTTCTCTTAAATCAAATATGGACATTAATAAACGCCATTGAATTTAGTACCCGTTTCCGCAATACCACTTCCTTTGACCTTACCTTTACCCATTCCTGGCGTAGGAGTTGTACTAGCTGAAACACTTTTTTGTTGTTTTAACTTAACAGTTCCTTTGCCTTGATATTTAATTGAACTTTTCATTTTGCTATTCTATTGTATAAATTGTAAAAAAGTAAATTATTTATTTTGTAAATCTATAGATTTAAAAACCCTTTGTTGTTCTAATCTGTCTTGAGCAGTATCATCTTTCATCCTAGCTATATCTTCAGAAGCATCAATTCTTTCTTTATCAACACTTATTCTTGCTTGGCTTTCTTGAATTTTTCTTTCTTGATCTGCAGCAAATTGTCTTTGTTCTTGTGCTAATTCTTGACCTTTAAGAGCTAACTCTTGCTTTCTAATTGTTACTAAAGGATCTTCATCTTCTGGCGAAGATACGGTTTCAGTAAATTCAGCAACTAATTGAGCTAATATTGGAGCACTAAATTGACCTAGTATTTGTGCAGCTTGTTGTACTAATTGTTGTTGTTCTTGACCTGAAGTTTGTTGTGAAGCTTGTTGTAATTGTTGATACTGAGTTAAAGCTTCAGGAGGCATTTGCGATTGGGCTATTCCATCAGCTTTCATTTGTAAGTGTTCCATAATATGAGAAAAAATATTTGCCTGTACTTGTAAGTTTGATTGAACTGGTGATGTTTTTAAAAGAGATTTGTGTATCTCAATATGTGCATCATGGTTTTGTTCAGGAAAAGCTTTAGCAGTTCCACCAAGCAATAATGTGTTATTTTCTACACCTGCCTCAGTAGGAATTGGATCTGTAGGAGGAGGTGGTTGTAATAATGAATCTATGTTATCAACTCCTATAGCAGCATACATCCTTCGGTAAGATTCGTAAATACCATTAGGCCCATGTATTTGTGGATTTGATTGAACTAAATTCATCATTTCTTGAGCCATAGCTATTCTTTGTGCTGAACTAAATATGTCGGGATTAGATATAGGAATTATGTCCACACGATCATCAAAGTCAGTAATTTTTAATTGACCACCTCCGTTAGCAGTCATATAAGGGTACTCAGGCGGAAGATATTCTTTAAATACTTTTGCCAATAATTTAAATTCTTTTCTTTGTGCAGAATGTAATCTTTTATGAATTGCAGATAAAACTTTTGTTGACCTTTCTAATAAAGCCATAGTTGTTCCAACTGGAGCTTGAGGATTACCTTGTCCTGTATTTATTTCAGCAATAGAGGCAAACTGTTTTCCTGAATTTACAAGAACTGATAGTAAAGACAATAAAGTTTGACTTGGCTCTTTAAACGGTAGTGGTTGTATTGCATCTGCTAATGAACCGCCAGGTGCATCTACATCCCTAAATTCTCCAGGCTGAATAGGAGAATCTTCATCTCGTATTCTAATCCCTCTTGTTTTGAATCCAGCAGGTAGATTCGCAAGAGTTCCTGCGTCTATAAGTTGCCTTAGTATAGATGTAGATGCTTTCGATAACCCACCTATCATGTGGGTTAAACCAAATCCATAAAACCCTAATCCTGGTAAAAATTTAAAATGCACAAAGTATTCTATTTTACTCTTATAAGGATCTTGTTCTAAAAAGTTTCTTCTAATTGATAAAACTTGTTGAGAGTTTGAATCTATGGTTACTATATAAGGCAATTTTACGCCTGTTAATTGACCTTGATTATTAGCATCTTCAAAGCCTTCTAAATCTAAATTACAATGAACTTCGTATAAAACTGTTACTTCAGAAGTATCATAATTTTGTTCCATACCTGCGAGTTCTTCTATTTCTTCTTTTACCTGAGAAGATTCTTCGGCAGATACTCCATAATCTATATTTACATTTCTATAAAAACCTTGTGCTTGAAGTTTTCTAACTTCATTCTCAGGCATTTTTATTATGTTAGTTATTCTAGGACAACTTTCTAAATCAGTTGTGTAGTAAGGGACTATTAAATCTTCAGGAGCTACAAATTTAGATACAGCTCTACCCATCACTTCATCATAATAAACTTTTTTAAATGCAGAACCTGCAAGAGGTAAATAAAACAATAATTGATCTAACTCAGCGTCATACTCTTCCATCACATGAGTTATTTGATAGTTCATAAACTCTTTAACTCGTTGAGCTTGTTCTTCAACTACAGAATTATACTCTCCTACTACTTGAGTCTTGACTGGTCCGTTAGCAGGTAATAATTCTTTGTAAGCTTGAGCTTGAAAAGAAGTTACTGCTTCACCTAGTAAAGGATGAATAACGCCAGATGCTCCTGCAAAGGGTTCGGATCTTTCGTTATCAAATTTCATCCCTAAATACTTCAGACCATCTTGATAGGTTTTTTCCCAATCTTCTCTAGAAGATTTATCTTTTTCAATACCTTCAGTTAACTGAGAAGATATTTTATTTAGTTCGTCTGGATCAATAAGTTCAGCAAGATTTGTATTGAAATCATTATTAACCATAGGCATTTCTTCTTGACCAAGAACTGCACTACCATCTTCTAAAATAGTAAAGCCTTCGTTATCCTCACCTAAAGCAACTGCGTCAGCTATTTCTACTAACTGCTGTTCTTCATCTGATCTTGGTTTCTCCTCATTTAAACTGACGGGAGCAATCGGTTGGTTCTCTATAGCCATAGTTAATGTATCGTTCTTAAATCTTCAATATCGCCATCATACTTCATTCTACCAATTATCTCTAAATTAAGAAAATTAGCTTGTTCAGTTGCAGACTGTAAAGATTCTGCATAAATACATGGCCCATCTTCAATTCTATTTTCACTTATATATTGCGTAATAAATATATCCATCAATAATAACTTCTAACTATTGGTGCCTGATCATTGTCCTCGTAATCATCATGTAATGATAATAACCCACCTTCTCTAAATCTAATCAAGGCTTGAGTCATAGTATCGCATAAATCATCATTAGCACCAAAAGGAAAAGAAGCACACTCTTCTATCATTTCTTCCGCAAAAGCTTTTTGTGGAGCATACACTAACCCACTTTCAAAGATAGGTGCAACAGAGTGCATTCGAGTGGTTTTATCGTGTCCTCTTGTAGGAGAGTAATTAACAACAGGAATACCCAATCTTCTAAGTTCGTGAGTCAAAGGCGTACCCGAAGCTTTTGCTTCAATTAACACCATATCAGGCTCCCAATATTTATATTCTTCCATAGCTAATCTTTTAAGCTCAGGAAAATCGTATCTGCCTTTTTGACAATCTAAAAGTATAATCGAATCTGGTGAATCCTCATCAGGTCTAAACACGCCCCAAGTTGAAATAGCAGAGTAGTCAGCATTTTCTTTTTTAGAAAAAGCAGTATCGTAAGATTGAATTATGTAGCTTACATTAGGCAAAGTATCGCTTTCCCATTTTTGCCACCATTCACGTTTAACTATCGAGCCCTCTTCGGAAGTTGGAGTTTGCATCCATTGAGCATTCCATTTCATAACAGGCAAAGATGCTTTTACCTTTAACAATTCTTCTAATGACCAAAACTCTTCCCATAAAGGATTTTCGGTTTCAGGAAAAATAGCTGGGAACTCTACAATCTCCCATTGATCTGCTAAAGCCTCTTTCTGAGCTTCTAATAACTTAGCTGTTAAATCTATACCACTCCATCTTGTCATAACTAGGACAATAGATCCGCCTGGTTGTAACCTTTGTCTTGGTCCAGAAGTGTACCATTCCCAACAAGACTCCATGGCTGTCGGACTCATAGCATCTTGTTCAGAATGAGGATCATCAATAATTAATAAATCCGCACCACGACCCGTAATTGCTCCTCCGACACCAGCTGCAAAATACTCACCACTTTTATTAGTTTCCCAACGACCTGCTGATTTACTGTCAGACGATAAACTTACTTCAGGAAATATTTGTTTATAAATATCGCTATCCATCATGTTTCTAACTTTTCTACCGAACCTAACAGCAAGTTCTCCTGTATGCGTAGTTTGCATAATTTTTCTACTCGGATCCCTTCCCATAATCCAAGCTGGAAAATATGTGGAAGCAAATTCAGACTTTGTGTGTCTTGGTGGCATATTGACAATCAATCTTTTGATCGTGCCATTAGCAATACCTTCTAGTTTTTCAGCAAAGATTTTATGATGACGACCACAAATAAACCCATCCCACATGTGGTCTATAAATTCTAAAAAATTGGTTTTGCAGATTTCTTGTTTTTTAAGTAAGTCTAATCTTTCTCGTAAAGCTAAGGCTTCTTTTATCTCCGCATCTGATAAGTGATTGAAACTCATAAACTTTGTATAGCATTTACTATTCCACCTTTTCTATAAGTAGGTAGTCCACTTTTTCTAAATATTTCTCTGAGCTTGTCATCAATTTTTACAAAAGTACCTGTAAGGGCATGTATTTGACGACTATCTCCTGTATCGGTTGCGATTTGTCCAACATCACTTATTTGGAATATATATTCGTTAGGATCTAGACCTTCTTGTTTAAATATTTTTTTGAGTGCGTTGGGTATCAATTCATCATAAACCTTTGGAGCTACTTCTTTAGTCTTAGACATAGATTTACCAGAAGTTACTCTAAAAATGTCGTACCCTTCGTCAATAGCTTCAGCCAAGTCTCTTCTTACAACAGGTTCGATATAATTAGTGGTAAACCCTTTTGAACCTCCACCTTCATCAAAAGGACTTCTGTAAAGTTTATTGGTTATCGGTCTTGCAGAAATAATTTTGTTGAAGATTGCATCTTCTGGCACACCTTCGTTTAAAAACTGTTTGCCTCTGCCTGGCATACTATCTCTTAAATAATTCAGAGTAGATGGTACCCTGCCTTTAGCTAGATCAGATTTTTTGATAATTCTATCTGCATCCATATTTGCCAAACCTGGTCTATATTGGTCATAATATTCTTTTCTCAAAAACTTTTTAAAAGCTTCTTTTGTGCCTGGTTTATTTACATCACTAAACTTAGGTAAGCCGAAATTAACATCCATATCGCCTATAGATTTTTCTAAAGTATCAATAGACTTTCTTATATCTGTTTGTAAAGATTTAATATCATTTTTAATTTTTGTTTTTTCGGCAGCATCCTTTGTATTTTTCAAAGCTTTCTGCAAAGTTTTAACCTTAGTCTGCAAAATACCTGTTTGATAAACTTCAGCTCCATAATCTTTGATAAAATTTGTAACATCCATCTTTTCTAAATCTGCTTTTGAAGCAAATTCCTTACCAGACTCCA